ATGTCCGGTGAAGATATCCTGCTTTTATCTGTCCCGCGGGATGTCCGGCGGAAAACACATGTCCCGCGTACCGTTCTCGTCTGTATATTCAGCGGAGTAACCGGAGAATCCGGTTGCTGTGATGTTCCGGAAAAAAGGCCGTCCGAGGGGATCAGCTTTTTTGAGAATGACAAAACTGACGGTATATTACTGATTCCGTTCATTTATACTTTTCCGTTAATGATTTTTCTGCTGACACAGATAAAGATTGTCATCAGGTAAATAGTGATAACACCACAACATAGCCGAAGGATTCCGTAATTTATCTGTCCGCCGGAACTCACCTAATGTGATAACACTCTCCGCAAAGCGATGCGGTATGACTTCAGCCCTGGCATTTTCCGCCGACCCCGGCGGAGAAAGCCCCTGATAGCCTGTTGCCACCGGAATCAGCCCCGTACCGGGAACCGTGATATATTTCAGTAATGCCGCCATTGCATCCATTCCGCTGTTCATTGCCCTGATCATGACATCCCGTCGTTCCAGTAATGCATATCCGGGAGCTATGCGTTGTCGTAATTCACACCATCCCTGTTTATTGTCCGGAATAATACCTGTCTCCGGAATACCGGCATCCGTGATATCACCTCCTGCAATTTTCAGTATTCTTATAACCTCGGATACAACCCGGATAAATTCCTTATTTTTCTCTTCTGTATTTTCACCACGAATAAACAATGAAACATTAAGATGGCAATATACTTCCTCAATCAATGATGAATTTCTGCCTTTTTTATCAGGCGGCTTCCGGTTATTAAGCACGGAATACGCTAATTCACCTGACCCTGCATACAACCGTAAATGACAATCATGACAGATAATACCGGCGCCATTAAACCTGACTGACGGAAATCCTTTTTCTCTCACTTTTCGCTCAAGTGCATGAACAAATCCCAGCCAGGCAGTGACTGCCGGAAAACCGGCAATCAGTGCACCGGATAAGGCATTCGCATTTTGAATCATTATATTTTTCAGCAGAAGATAATTAATGAACACGATAAAGATTTCCGGCACAGACCGTTCCCGGTGGGATCGACAACAACAAAAAGGCTTTTCCTTTATTGCGCATAGTAAGTGCAGAAATATTTTGTGGTTTACTGCCACCGATATGAATAACAACAAGATCGCGGGGAAATACACCGGATATTTCAAGCCGGCGGCGCAGTTCAAATAATAATCCCGACGGTGTCAGAACGGACAACAAATGATAGCCTGTTGTGTCTCCGCCATCTGGTACAGGAAAAAACACCTGCTTTATTTTCGGGCTGGTTACCGTTGTTTTTGTTGCTGATAATATCTGTAAAAAACCAGTACGTAATGTCAGATAATCTTCTTTACCCAGGATTTTTTTTGCCAGTTCACTTTCTTCACACAGGTGTGTCAGTAACGTCTTTCCATCCTGCATCCTCAGCATCAGAAACGTGTATATTTCCAGTGCCGCCGCATTGCCTTCTGCATCCGGCGAAACTTCCGCATTACCGGATCGCAGGAAGCCATCATTTTTCTTTTTTACACCGGTACCTGCCAGCACTGTACTTACTTTTTTGTGACGATGTTTACGGGCACCGGGATGCGAGAACGCCAGAGGATGTGTGGTCAGTGACAGCTGTTTCGCACGTTTCGCCGCATCAGATAACCAGTGCCGGCGGGAAAACCCGGGTGATTCTTTTAAAGCCGGGTATTTTGTAAAAAAAGCAATAATTTCCGGGTCAGGCATAGAATATCCTTTTCTTAAAATAATCAGGTTGATAATAATACTGAAATCTTCATCAGAGATTGAGTCGTACATCATCAATTCACAGGATATTTAATATGTCTCAGAAAGGATTTTGTCTACAAGTAAAATATAAATTCTGGCATGGTAAATTTATTTTTGCGATCCGGATGGAGATTAATGAATAAATCTATCACTAAAAACACAAAAAACGGCATATCTGAAAAAGAGATGCCGTAATTATTATTGAATTTTTATTTTTTAGCTGGCTTATTATCCTTAAGCCAATTTTGCATCTGCTTTATTTCCGGATCCTGAGCGGCAATGATGTCCTGAGCTAATTTTCGCATTTCCGGGTCTGAACCGTACTTCAGTTCAATCTTTGCCATTTCAACTGCGCCTTTATGATGTGCAATCATACCTTCCGCAAAGGCAATATCCGCATTTTGCTCGGATAATGTTTTTGCCATATCATCATGCATACGCATCATCGAATCACCCAGCTCTTTCTGTACCGGCGTGGTAACGGCATGCATATCACCGCTTAATAATACCGGATTTGCCGCAGCACCAAAGGTAATTATGCCGGATAACAATGCAGTGAGGATAAGTGTTTTTTTCATGATTCATTCCTTTTTTAATATCTGGTTGACGGAATTAATCATAAAGGTTGCCCTAAGGGAAAGGTCAATGCGATGAAAATAACTTTACCATATTTACATTTAATAAAGTTCTCTCCACAATCTCTGAACAATTCAGATAATATTTCATTAATCAGGCATCAATATTAATGCAGGTACTAAAAAGATAACAAAAATAATCAAATATCCCAATAATGCACCTGTACGGCTTTTCATTCCCACAAGAGAAGGTTTGATCAGACCCGCAACCGCAGCTACAAGTGCCAGTCCTGCAATAACCATTAAACCATCTTCCATATACCCTCCGTTTACCTTTCCTGCAGGTAATTCTGCATATGACATTGAACCTTGCTCTTAAGGTAAAGTAAAGTTCTTAAAAATCACAACATTCTGATGTCAGAACAAGAAGATGGCAGTAAAAAGAACCGATCGGAAAACACAAAAAGAAAACCGGGCATTCTCTCCCGGCATCATTATGCTGCAGTTATTCTTCGTTCAGCTCTTCAATAGCAGTTTCCGGTGAACTTTTCCATTTATTATCAGCTAATTGCTGCTCCCGATGCTCTTTTTTATCCAGCCAGTTTATGACATATCTGGCACTATGCTGGGAGACAAAACCACAGTTATCACAAATAAGACGATAATAGTAATGATTTATGCTGTCAGCCGGAATACCCGGAGTATGATAATAGAAAGTAACAAATGTCTGTGGTGGCTTGCTATCCAGTTTGTCCTGCGCTGTCGTATAGTGTGTTTCATCGATAATTTGTCTGCCATTATGCCCGCACATAAGACACGTGGTTTTGACTTTTTTATCATTCAGATAATGAAAAAATTCAGGACCTGTTACTGTTTTCAGGCGTTCCACGAATTTCAGGATCTGAACATTATTCGGTGATGTGTTATCCATCAGATACCTCTGACTCTGTATTGTCATTCCGTTTTTCAAAATAAATACCATTTTTATATTATATATCACTTGCCTGTTTATAACTGACTGAAACGATACACATTACATTTTCAATTTTAATTGTTTATTTCATTGTTTTTATTTCTGCTGAGTATTTATCAGCAGGTAACCGTATTTTTACCCGCAATAATAGTACGGTTCCCGGCTCAGATTATCATTTTCGGGCTATAATCGTTTAATGCGTTTATCCTCTGATAGCCTGAGATGCGATAGCCCCTCTTCACCGCAGAATTATTTGGCCTTTACGGGGCGTTATCAGGCGGTATAATTATCAGGAATTATTAGTTAAGAAGACAGCGCCACCGCTGACATTAACCTGAAAAGATATGCTGCAGGCACTAATTTCAACCCACAGAGGCAGATAAATAATGGTTTCTCCCGATCTCCGAAATGCAAAATTACGGTGTACAGCCGGCACAACAGATATACTGGGCCATCTCATTATATGGCTTTTACTGTCCATTGTTACGTTTGGGCTCGCCATGATGGTGTTCCCGTATTACCTCATAAAATTTATCCTGAACAATACTGAGGTTGTCGATAAACGGGATAACACCAGAATTTGTCGCCTCAAATGTGAGATAAGCCTTTCTGGTATGATCGGTTACATCATACTGTGGACAATTTTGTCGATAATCACATTCGGGATTTTATATTTTGTATTTTTATACAAAGTTTATGCACACTGCCTGGATAAAACAACATTTACTGAACTTTGATTTTTTCAGTAAAAACCGGATAGTCTTTATGGTTATCTGGTTTTTTTACATAGTTTGTTATAACCAGCTTTTTATTTTATCTGGTTATCATATAAAATGATTATTTTTCAAATCTGGATGTTCCCACTCTTAGCGATAGTTCCGGTTGTAAGTATATCTGATTTAACGTGGCTACTCTGGTTCATTAACGCCTCCCGACACATAACCGGATATGAACTCTGGTACCCGTAGAAGTATTAGCCTGGTCGCATGCTCAGAGCGCGTCAGACAGTGTTGTATCACTCCGCAGGAAGATTATTGAGAAGTGTCATCAGAAAACGACTCCCTGTTATAGACGCTGTTATAGTGCCGCCGTTTAAGGATAGGTGAACCGCTCCTTAGCTGCTCAGCATTACCACCATCGGTTGGTTTATAATAATAACCCAATAAAATATCAATAAATTGCTGCTATTCTCACAAAAGACAAAAATGTAAATATACAATAATATCAATATAATAGCGTAGATTCAGTAACTATGTTGTGACGAATATCTCTGTTCTCAGCCATGTGAATGCAGTGTGCTCTTATGTATATAGAGGTGAAAGTATGTCTGTGGTATACTTTTATTAATTAATATAAATAACAACTTAACTATTATGTCAATTAAATACAGATCAGATATCGATGGATTAAGAGCAATTGCTGTTCTCTTCGTTGTGATATTCCATAGCTATGATAATTTAATTCCATCCGGGTTTATTGGTGTTGATATATTTTTTGTCATATCCGGATTTTTAATTTCATCAATAATAAGACAGCAACTTATTGATAATAGCTTTTCATTTTCTGACTTTTACAGGCGCCGTCTCTGGCGGTTACAACCTGCGCTGCTATTGGTAATGCTATTTGTTTTGGTGATAACATCAATATTTTATTTACCAGATGATTATATTGATGCTATGAATAGTGAGAAATACACCTCATTATTTTTATCTAATCAGTATTTTTCCCGTGTAACGACAAGTTATGCTGCACAGGATTCTGTATATCTTCCGCTTTTGCATACCTGGTCACTGGCGATTGAATGGCAATGGTATCTCTTTATGCCACCTGCATTATTCTTATTACACAGATTATGTCATCGTTATCATTTTAACAAAGCAGGTATTATTTTATTAATTTCTTTATTGACTGTAGCCTTATCATTATATTTATCAAGCAATTACCCAACCAAAAGCTATTACTTATTTTCAACTCGGGTCTTTGAGTTTATGATTGGGGTGATTATTTCTTATATACCTCAAACGAAAAAACGAAGAAAAATAACAGACAATATACTATCTATATTTTCTTTTTTCATATTATTATTTATAGCAATCAGTGATTCTGTATTGCCGGGATATCCTAATCTTTATACTATAGGTGTATGTATCTGTGCAGCAATCATTATCTACACCGGAAAAAACAAAACTATTATCCATAAAGCACTTTCAATAAATATTATTGTTTTTATTGGTGCCATATCATACTCCCTTTATTTATGGCATTGGCCTGTTTTTGCGGCAGCACGCTATATCGGTTATTTCGAAAGTGATACTGAAAAATTATCAGCCATACTAATTACACTTATTTTATCTTATATTTCATATAGTTACATTGAAAATAAATTCAGAAAATCCAAACTGAACTTCAAGTACACCTTTTTGATTTTATTCGTTATTCCTGTGATCACTTCATTAATACTCAGTAAAGTCACTGAAAAATATACCGGATTCAGTTTCAGACTCGGAAGTGAGTATCTGAAAATGGAAAAAGCACTGAAAGATCATCAGTATGAAAATCGTTCATTATGTCTTAGTAATGATAGTGTCGTAGCCGATGGTGTCTGTCATACAGGAAAGAAAAACGCTGATAAAAAAGCATTTTTATTTGGTGACTCACACTCCAATCATTTTTGGGGATTTATGGATGTCGTCGGAAAAGATGCCAATATGGATGTAAAAGCACAGGCAACGTCATCCTGTCTGACGCTACCGGGCGTCTACCTTTACGACTGGTGGAATTATAAAAATACAGTGTACCAACGCTGCTATGATGATACCAAAAAATATTATGATGAAGTAAAAGCAGGGAATTATAATTATGTCATTATTGCTGAGGTCTGGGCTAACTATGCCGGCGATAATGTAATTAATCAGATAGGTGATACAAGAACTATAAAAGAATCCAGATCACGTACAGAAAAAGCATTACGGGAAGCGCTGGATATCATCACAGAATCTGGTGCAAAACCGGTTATTTTCAAAGCCATCAACCCAATGCCACAGAATTTTATGACTTGTTTTTACCAGAATGTAAAATTGCGTCGTGATTACCGGAATAACAATTGTAATTCAGGCACATTTACCGGCGATGAACAAGAATGGTTCAGTCAGCTATTTGTGACACTTAAAAAAGAGTACCCTTCACTGGTAGTAATTGACCCTAAAGATATTCAATGTGATAACGGAACCTGTCTGACAGATATTGACGGCATTCCTGTTTACCGTGATGTCGGACATTTAACCGACTATGCATCCGTTATTTTTGGAAAATGGTATTTAGATAAACACCAAAATCCATTTAAGTAATTCAAACCAGCAATGAAGGGTTATACCCTTCATTGCTTTATATTATCAGCTTATCCGACCCCTTCATCAGCATAATATAAGCCTTTACTGCAGACACCGAAGAGCCGCTGACGGGGCTTCCTGTCGTACCTGAAATTGTATATGCGCTCCGATTGCGACAGAATGGCTATTGTTCCCCGTCCGGCAGTCATGGTGTCAATATTAACGGCGTTTTTCAGTACCCCGTTATGGCTTTCTGTCTCATGGTATTTTCCGGGTAATGCCGGTATTCAGGACAGTATGGACGTGCTCCATTCCCGGCCGTCTGGCGGAACCACCGAAACAGGCAGCGGAGGTACAAAAAATCGCTGAGACCATGAGCGATAATCTCATTCGAGGAAATTCAGGGACGGCTGCTCTCATTGTCTCTGACGGATAACCATCGATTTGAGGCCAACCAACTGGTGGCGAATAAGAATAATTATATTTAATTATAAATAGGTTAATTGATGAACTCACTATTCAAACATCGTCCATTACAAACGGAATTACAAAGTTACCGTCTCATGAATAGATATAAATAATTTTATAAAACAAAAGGATAAAGCATAGTTGTCGATACTTTATTGCCAAAATTTACGCCTTAAGATAGATTTCAGACACAAAAAAGCCACCTTAACGGTGGTTTGCTTAACTCTAATCCACTGAAAAATCAATGAATTTCTGTATAGTCCCCAGATCGGGACTTAAACCCGCACAGCGTTGCCGTCGAGGGATTTTAAATTCATTGCTTATTATATAAATATCAATTTGTTATATTTAAGGCTCACAATAAAATCGTGAAACAAAAGACCGCAATATCAATTAGATAAAAATTTGGTAAAACCTATATTGTGAAAGCATACTCCACCGAAAGCAGTCGGAGAAAATCATTGTAAGTCTGGAATTTCTTCATAAATCCGTTAGAATATATTCGTGATGCGGCAGAAAAAGGCCGATATGATGGGTGTGGTGTTGCAGGAATTGGAACGTTACAAATTTAATAACTAAAGATGTCCATCCGCTTTGGCGGGTGGATATTGGATATTTAATAATGAACATTAAAAAAATAATGCCTTATATTGTTGCTTTTGTATTTTCATATATCATCAGTAATTCCTTTGGTTATTCTTTTTCATTTTTTGACGTAGTAGCATTCTGTTTTTTGATTATTGCTACGGCAAGTATTAAAAGTATTTACATACTGGTCATTGGGATAGTTTCAATATCTGCAATAATTTACTATCCGATTTCTGTACTCTATGGCGATATTAGCTTCAATACTATCGCATCTTTATTGTTTTCAAACAAAGAAGAGTCCCTAGGCTTCCTGAAAACCGTGCCGCCACGTTTTTATGTAGTCTCTTTAATTATTCTTATACTATCTGTCATAATGATGAGGATGAAGTATGCATTACCCGCAAAGGTAAAAGCTGCTTTTTCAATTTTAGGCGTTATTATAATTTCATACCCCATGCTAACTGCCTACAGCCAAAACGGGAGAGTCGCATCTGTTGATATCAAAAACCCCGTAGCCAGATTCTTTATTACATTACCGGTAAGATACATGGAAGTTATGCGGGAAATAAAAGTTATACAGGCGTATAGTCAAAAAAAACCAACATGGAATATAACGAACACAGATCCTAAATATAAAACATATGTCGTGGTTATTGGTGAAAGCGTAAGACGTGACTTTATGTCAGCCTATGGTTTTCAAATTGATAACACGCCATATATGCGTACTGCTACCGGAACGCTATTCACTAATTATACCTCGGCAGCATCATCAACACAGGCATCACTGTTTAATACTATTGCCGGTGGTGCTGAAAATATAAATAACAACATAATCACTCTCGCAAACAGCGCCGGATTTTCTACATACTGGTTGTCTAACCAAGGGAATATAGGAATGGATGACACTCCGATATCAAATATCGGAAAAAATGCTAATTATTCTTTATTCTTAAAAAAAGGGAATAGTGATGACAGCAGTAAATTATCAGATTTCAAGTTAATCCCTGAGTTTGAGAAAATTATAAAAAAACAATCTGATAATAATAGACTTATTGTCATTCATTTGTATGGTAGCCATCCACCATCCTGTTCAAGGGTGGGCTCAACGGTTGAAATAAAATTCATAAGTGATGATTTGTCCTGCTATGTGGAATCAATAAGAAATACAGATATTTTTTTAAAAAAAATAAATAGCATTCTCCGTGAAAACATTGACTCATGGTCAATGATGTACTTCGCTGACCATGGTTTAGCGATTTATGACAAAAATATAAAAAATAAAGCACGTATGCTTCATTCCGGTAATTTTAAAAATGTCTATGATGTTCCATTTTTTATCACTTCAAGCGATTCTTTATCTAGCTCAGTAATACACCAAAAAAGAACCGCTTTCGATTTTATGAAATTATTTTCAGAATGGACGGGAATACATGAAGTTTCATTAGAGCATGAATGTCACCTCTTGAGTGATAAACACTGCGAAAGTGAAAATATAGATAAGGTTATATCGTTCCGCTATGACAAAGTATCTTACAGTAACATGCAGGACGACATAATTCCGATAAGTGAATAAATCATCCTTCAGCAACACCCTCAGCTTTACCCGTCGTAAAACTGCGGCGGGGTCACGATGGCTTTACCGGCCAGATAATATCCGAAGCAGTGGATGCATCCACTGCCTCCAGTTCGTCGAGATAATCCAGCCAGGCGTTTAACCGCGCCTTTTCATCAGAGGTGATACGTCCTAGAGCTAATTTTGTTTGTAGCATCTGGGTTTCGGTGTGAACCTCTGCAATCAGGAATTGCTTCCTTTCTTCTGCAAATAAAATGGCCTGTTCTTGAGTCAGTGGCGGAATATCAACCCACGCAGGGCGACCTTTCTTATCCCCGCCAAGTTGCTTTCCGGATGGCGGTTGTTTTGTCCAGTAGGTTTCTTTTTCTTTGTTCGTCATTTCAACGGCATCATCAGGCCATGTACCTGCATCAATATAGTCCTGCTTCATATCCAGCGGATAAAATCCGCATGTTGTTGCTGAAAAACACATAGTCATATTTATTGTCCAAATGAAATATAGCGAAATTCCTGCTGATTAGTCGTGCTGTTATTGCGCACCCCGAAAGATTCCTTAGTGTAAGAACTCTGACTGATTGTCGCGGTGGACTGCGAATAATTAGCACTGTGCTGAGAGCCAACAACAACGAACAACTGGCGAGTGAAAGCAATAGGAAAAGGAATCGTTTCTATCGTTTCCGGGGCAATAATCTTCCTGCCCCACTGGATAATTATCCCGCTGGGCAGCTTCTGGTAGCCTTCCGGTGTGGCATAAGCACCGAACTCGGCAGGCAACCCGCGCAATAAGTCCGCGTCAAGGCCTGAACCCGCGCCGTCAACCTCTTTGATTTTAGTCAGCAGGGACTTAGCCTGTAATTCTTCGGTAACTGTCTTCTGGCTGATGGCTTTTTTCTGTGAATTACCGAGCGCATCAACAATATCTGCATCAGACAGAGCAACAGACCACTTGCTATCCCATTCTGTGGCATTCAGCGACCTTACTGCGGATTTACCCCCTCCCCACAGACAAATTAATTGCCCATATCTGTCACTGCCATGATTCAACCAGATAAAGTTACGCCATGCCGCAGGTTCCGGCGTGTTGTTAAGGTCAGAGCCGGATGAATAAAAGCCCGTTGGTTTGCCGGGAAAATAAGTCAGCACATCAGAGCCGCCGGGGATCGCGATCAAGGGACTTTTTATTACATCTCCTAAACCAAGGTTACTGATAAAGGCAGCTTTATCCGGGATGTCTGCGCCGTTCTGGTCTTTGGCGAGTTTGCCGTTGACCTCATTTTTATCGGCGTAATTACCAACCGACTGAAATTTTAAATTAGCTTCAACCTTCGTGTACGCACCGACATCCTCAGCAGTCACATCCGCTTTCAGTTCCGTCCATGCAACACCGGCGGCCGGTTCGGTATTATTATTTTCAATTTTCGACTGCCAGGCTTTTTTATTGTGATACACGACACTGCGGATGGCATAGGGTTTACCCTCTTCCGCCCACACGGGCATACCAAACGCCTGTATTTCTCCGACTGCGCCGGTAATATCATGGAAGATACTGTTCATCTTCTCCCGTTCGATATCCTTAGCCTCCGGATCCGTGGCCTGATCCCGTTCATAATCGTAACCGTAGCCCTGAGTGTAAGACAGCGAACCGTCCGCCTGTACGTCATCAGGCACCGCAGTACGATCCCCTTGTGTAGCAAAGGGAATTTTAAATATTTTTGTCATGAATTTTATGCTCCGAAATTACTGCTCAGGAAGTTTTTACGATAAACCCCGTAACCAAACGATTTTTTTGTAACAATTCGGTATTTAACCCCGACACCGGACGGACGGGGCATAAGATCAAATTTCTCTAAAATAATTCGCAACTGCTCATCCGGATTAAAATTGAAGACGTAATACATGTATGTCATGTCGAGCGGATCCAGCACAAAGACTTTACTGTCTTTGTTCCAGAAAAATCGCTGCAGGAATTCATTGATATTCGTCACGGTCGGGCTTCGGGTCAGGTTAAAATAACGCATCCTGATGATCAGACGCTTTTGTTCCTGTGTCAGCGACAGGGTATAATCCGCATTACGCCTGAAGTTTGCCCGGAAATTGGCTTTCTTCTTGCCGAATCCGATACCTATTTTTTCTTTTTCACTCGGCGGGATATCAATCCCCAACGGAACATCGAGGATACGGGACCACACCGACAGCCCGAAATCATTGGCCGTATCGATATTGAACACATCACGGTACCAGTTCTGCCAGAAGCTGACGGTTGCCAGTTCAAACCAGTCCGACTTATGCCCGGCCAGTGCTTTCAGATTATCTGCCCCTTCGTACTGCCACAGGACAGCCCTCAAAAGGTCAGAGTGAAACGCTAATTGCTGAATGCTCTGTGTCATACAAACGCTACCTGTACCGCGCTGCGGTGGATTTTAGCCACTTCATTTAACTTTACCGGGAATGTGTCCGATGACCAGTTACTGCCGTTGGTTGAAAGCTCCACGCGGAAAACAAAAAGCTGCGGTTCTGTAGCGTTAATACCGGCCGATATTTCAAACGGAGAAACTTCACGACCGACCGCTAACCCATCATCCACTTCCGTTTCCCCCAACGCCCATGACTCAACTGCCGCCGGAATGACAGTCTGCGCATCCAATGATGTTTTTTTCACCGTCACACGGCAGAACAATACAATCTCTTTTGCCCGGTCAAACTTCACAGTGTAGGTCTGCCCGCTGACGGGTTCCGGTACATTAATCTCTTCACTACCGTTAAAAGCCGCCCCGATCGTCTTAGTACGCAACAAAGCACGGGCGATTTCCCCGCTTTCCCCGCCCTCAACACACACGTATATACTGTGCGGTACCAGCGTAATCCCGTCTAAAGTCATCGGGGTATCGGTATAATTTTCCCGGTATGACAGCGAGCGAACACCATTCAGCTCATATAATGCCGAGGTAATCGCCTCACCGACACTGACAGTGTTTTTTGCCAGCGTCAGTTTCCGGCGGCGGCGGGACTGTAAATCAGATTCGGCAATACGCCCCAATACCGCACTGGTCGGGTTGGATACCGTTTCCCAGCCGAGAACCGAACTTGCCACCGTGTTTAATTTACCGGCCGGACACTCAACAGGGCCGGTTTCAACCGCCCGCATATCGCCGGTTATTTTCCCGACTTTACCGATAATCAGCGGCGCTGTGGTGGCAAACTGATCACCGGACTGCGTTTCAGCCAGTGAACCTTTCGGAATGATAGTTCCGGGGACGCCGCCGAATTCAACCTGCGTCAGTATCGACTGAGTGGCATCCCGGCGCTGGCCGCCCATCAGCGCCCAGATAGCATCCAGAAAAACACCACCGGCAATGTCCGGGTTAATCTGGTTTGCCAGTTCTGCATTATTACGGACTACCGCATCACGGTTTTCCGTTTCCATTGTGATCAGCGCCCCCTGCGGGGTTTCTGGGGAAACATCCAGATCCTGACCAAATACAGATTTAAATTCTTCTTCAACCGTCGCCCGCAGTTCTGCGGTATCCGGAATAATCACGCCGGATGAGGTAATATATTTATAGTCAGCCATTTAACGTAATACTCCCGTATTCTGTCTGCAGGACGGCCACATAGTTCAGTTCGTTATCGTTCAGCGTGGCTCTGAATGACACAACTGCGGTCACCTGCGGGATTTCCCGTATACGCTCGCGGAACGCCGCCTCAAACAGCGGCAGATCCGCCTGTCGTCCAAACGTAGTTTTCCAGTACGGAATCCCCTTATCCCGTTTGTGCAACATTTCCCCCCGCAGTGCTTTCACATACTGCGCACAAACATTTTTTACCGCCTGTTCACCACTGACGATGGTAAGATTGCCGTCATTTCCGGTGAACAGGTCATTACTTCCGTTAACATCAAAGGTCTTCATACCGGCTCTCCTGAATCACTGTCGCCACCCTGAACACCTGAATGTTTATGGGTAGACCCGATATTTTTACCGTTATGTTTCATAGTGCCGCCGTTTGATTCACTGTTACCGTTTACGGAGTGGTTGCCGTTGACGGTAACATTGCCGTTAAATTCGTTTTCCGGCGCATTAGAGATGAATTTCGGGCCGTCAAAGACGGCTTTATCATTATGCAGAGAGAGGCACACAGAACCATCCGTTGACTGAATAACCAGAGCATCCGCATTTTTGCCGTCGATTACCCAGCCTTTGAGCGTATCAGGGAAAAACATAGCATCACTGAACGTATGCAATCGGGCCGTATTCGGCTCATCCTCCAGCCCGCCACGCTGAAAAATCAGGCTGATATCCCGGTCGTTCGCTTTCAGCCAGCCGAAATCCCCCGGCTTTACCGGCATCCGGATAAAGAACCCGCCGCCGCCAAACCGGAATACCGGGATATTAGGCAGTGCGCCACGCCCGATCCGCTTCCCTTCCGTGGTGACCATCATCACCAGGGGTTTAATTACCGCCCGGTTTGTCGCATCGTCGTAACTCACTACGGTGGCGGGAAGCATGTCATCAATATTCATCAGCAGATTACGGAACGCAGCCATAAACTGCCCGGCGAGACTGCCGTCATTCGCCTGGTCACTGTTTGGTTTGTTCATTGCTTTGCCCGTGTCAGGCCCGTTTGCAGGTTGCCTGATAAAAGAAAGGATCATCGTGAGAAGCAATATCGAATTTGAGCTGCTCGATAATGTAATCCCCGTTCAGGGCGGGGTTATATTTGCTGTCCAGACGCAGCATGCCGCCGAGGGATGATTCCCCGTCAATAAGGTAGGTGACATCAACGCCCTTCTCCGTGGCTTTCGGTATCCCGACCATGCCGCTTTTTTGATTCAGTATACGCAGGCGCCCGCTGAGTGCCTTATCACTGTCTTTGACATGCAGAACATCATCATCAATGAACGCTTTTACATTACCGGCTTCCTGCAGTCGTTCTACCTGTTTGAGTGCAGGCCCGCAGAAATACCAGTTACCAATATTTTTATCTGTCGCCTGAAAATCGAGTGATACTTTACAGTCCCGTGCAATACCGGCTGCAATTTCACTCATTTTCGCCATGGATTTACCCTCCGGCGATACAATTTCACGGGCGGTGCTGTTATTGGTTTTTGCTTTCAGCGTCAGTGTCACATCCGGCGGTGATGATATTTCGGCACTGACAATATCCCCGGCATAGATCCGGAAAACCCCGGTACCGACGCGACCAGCCTCAACTACAATCCGGGGTGAGGATTTATTTCCGGCGAACGGACTGGTTTCAGTCAGAAGCATAGTGCGGGTTTCCGCATTAAGTCCGTCAATATTGACCGTGCATTCATTCTGTAGCGGGTTGGCATACTTTGTGCCGCTGGCCCGGATACGGAGTCCTTCATACCACTGCATGCGGCCGTTCATCTCAATCCCGCAGCGTATACGGCGTAAATCAATCATCATCCCCCCACCATACAAGCGTTTGTGTTTTGCCGAATTCCTCCCACCAGGGAAGTTCATCCCCGGTCGTCAGCAATGCAAAGTTTCCCCCGGTACTAAGATAACGGTACGGGATCAGCGGTTGTCCCGGCATCATTCGGACAGCCTGAATAAGAACCACATCATCACACCGGATATCACAGCACATTACACCCCGCGCAGCTTTGATAGTCAGATCCCACTCTCTGCCGCCCAGAGTTACCCTCAGTCTCTGATTCGGCATCGTGTTAATCGGTATCTCTTTCAAAATAAGCTCCAGTCACCATCGGCGATCTGTGTAGCCACTGACCCTTTTTTCTTTGTCGTGGTACCCGCCTCTTTTGTTTGAACTTTCCCCCGGTTTACCGTACTGCTCTGCTCTTTTTTGGCTGCCTTTTGGGGTGGAAGTTCGCCATACTCCGGTTCAACAGTCCGCCACTCAGTGAAACGAAGGGAGAGTTTTACCGCGTCAGCCATATCCGGTTCTTCATCATGATAGAAATTAACCAGCAGCATCGGCTGATAGGTTTTTACCCTGGTCTGAATACCGACAAGCTGATGCTGATCGTAGGCCTGCTGCATGCCTTCAAAGGCATCTTTCAGTTCACCTGTGAGTATCAGATCCATGCCGATTTCCACCGGATTAATCACAACATGATCACTGCGCGTTTCTCCGGATTCCACCTGAAACTGAGTCGCCTTATGCTCATCCCGGACGTTCACCTTGATAGGATTTACCGACTCAAACAGGGTGGCAAAAGATTCCGTATCAAATATCTTCACTTCCGTAATCATTTCCCTAACCCCGTATTTGTCTGATGCCCTAAATCCTGTAACTGAGAGCCGAGTTCATCTTTGGCTCCCGCCGCCATACCCTGAGCATCCGTTGCCTGTGTTTCGACCTTAAGCTCACCGATACTGATGTTTGTTTCATTGCTGGTAGCTGATTGATTACTGATCGCCTGACTGGTCACGGGATTCATCGGGTCGTTTGACATACCGTAAAGATGTGCAGTCATGGCCTGTGCCATTTTTGCCGCGTCATCCTCACTGATCGTTTTCTCAGGCGGTATGTCGTACCCAATCTGCCCCTGTTCATTCACTGTACGGTTAACGGTCTGATCAACCTCGACATCATCACCGGCACCAAACCAGCCTTTTAAGGTTGCCCATCCCTCTTTAATTTTATCCAGGCCTTTGCCAATCCAATCAAGATAGGATTTTATTTGCTCCCACAACCATTTGAAGATGCCGACAACGGTATCTGAAACGGTACTGAACACTTTTCCGAAATCTTTCCCCCAAGCCATCACACCTTTAATACTGCCGGTCAACCAGCCGATAAAGTCATTCAGGGCTTTATTCATGATGTTGTAGGCGTCCACCACAATATCCGCCACAACTTTCACGGCTGCTTTCAGGTATTCAAAACAGGTTTTCCAGGCTTCCCACACCGCCAGAATAATCGTTTTCAGCGCAGGGTATTTGTCCAGTATCCGGCCAATCATCGAATCGTTGCCGTCGATGAAATTCATGATGTCGTCATACACCAGCGCAAACGCTGCCGCCAGCAGGGCTATGACCGCAATAATGGCAATAATCGGCCATGCTGCCGCCAGGGTGGCCGCCGCAGCCGCAAGCATCGGCGGAACGTAATAAGTTGCCAGTGCGATACCGATGGCAATAAAAAATCCCGTGATCAGAGTTTTATTTTCTTTGCAAAAGCTGACAAATTTACTGACCCATTCGAGGCCGGTTGCCAGGATCGGGATCACCATCTCCAGAAAACTATTTTTCAGCAGGCCGGAGGACTGTTTAAAGCTCTGCATCGATTTGTTGAATTTGACAGACTGCTCAATACTCTCTTTGGTGATGCCGGAATACTCTTTCTGCACCCCCATCATCCGCTCGAGTTCTTTGCGGCCTTTCATCATCAATTCAACGGTTTTATCATCCGACACACCGAGCCCCGACAGCGTGGCTTTGGCCTTATCGAATTTCATGCCCTGCACTTTGTCAGCTGTCCGCAGAATTTTTTCCATGGAATTACCGGCAAATCCGAATGATTTCGCCATGGCCTCCATATCGGCCTGAGCAGCCGCACGGGTGCCGCCGAGTTCAGCCATTGATCCGGCGAAGGCATCCACATCCGCTGTGGCCACATTGATTTTTTTACCGAACTTATCCATGGCTTCAATATCTGCAGATCTCGAAACCGACTCGCTGATAATCGCGGACAACGACATAAACACACCGACAGCACCAAGCGCTTTTTTCGCAAAACCAGCGACGGATTCACCGGCTTTCTGATATTTTTCGTCGGTTTTTTTCAGGGCATCCTGCAGGGAACTCTGTGCTTTAGCTTCTTCGATCGCAGCCGGAATACCCTTCGTGCGCATCGTATCAATAAAGCGTGAATAATCGGCTTCCAGCGCCTTAATGACCCCCGCCGCCATTTCTTTGGTTTTACTGTTATCCTTTTCAGTCACCGTCAGATAGCTGAACTCATCTGCGGCCGCCGTTAACGTTTCTGACAGCGCACTCATGGCTTCACTGATACTTCCGGAAGCCTCCTGGCCGGACTGACCTGCTTTTTTCATCCCGTCGATAATGTCATCCGTTGAGCGCTGCACACGCTCAAACGCGTTATCAGCCTGACTGGTGTCAAATTCAAAGACCTGAACAAACGTATCCAGTAATGACATTATCGATCCTTTGAAGCGGCCAGCGCTTCGTTGTAGCGGTTAATAATGGCGATTTCCCACATATCCATCGCCTCTTCAAGATCTACTGTGGTTTTGAGTTCGGTGAGGGTGGCGAATCCTTCGCTGAGGATGACTGCAAAGAAGCCATCAGCATTTTTATAACTGACGGGAGTGAACTGCCGACCTTGCTGATGAGGAATGGCAGGAAGCCGGAGTTCCCGCCGGTCCCGAAAAAACTGGTGTTGTACTTCAGCATTTCCAGTTCAAGACGGATCAGGGATTCACCATCAGGCACATGGTTATCAATCAGTGTCTGTGTCTTTAACGGGATTTCCTCACCGTCAGCCACGGCACACACATACGCCATCATTTTCAGCATGGCCTCTTTGCTGATCTCGTAATCCCCGATTTTCGGAGCATTGGACAACGGATATTTGGCGAGAATTTCTCGGCCGGTCACAGCAGGCAGGCGGCTGATGATAAATGTCTTCTCAATACCGTCCACATCTTTGATCTGAACTTCTTTCGGTTTAATCAGCATAATTTTTCCATTAAAAAAGGCGGAGCATGTCCGCCTGTACAGTTAAGAAGAAACAGGTTAAAAACGGGTTGAGTCAAAATCCTGAAATACGAAAGTATAGGCTTTCGTTTTCAGACGTCCGGCACTGGCGGCAGAATTACCACGGCTGCCGTTGGTCATTTTTCCGTTACGGGCAATCGTCGTCGAACCGTCACCATAGGACGCGACAATGGTAATAATATCTCCGGCATGCCGGCGGCCTTTTTTCGCTATATTCGCCTCAAAAAGGATAGCCAGATTTTTATCCTCTTCACTTCCCGGCAAAACGTTAATAGTCACCGTCTGCGGAGTAGGTGTTGACCAGCTCACCAGGTTACCGTTGATATCCATGCCGGTCTGCGCGATATCCACCGCCGGTAAATCCAGCGGATCCGCATCGTCCGCAAACTGCGTGATAAAAATTCCTGTCGGGAATGTTTTGCTGGCCTGTACCACCAGTGCAAGGCCGGTTGCTGAGACATCATTCATACTTTTTCCTTACACTAAATTGTGTGAACCTTCGACCTTACGCACCCAGTCGCCCTTACCGTAAATCAGCACGTATTTCATCACGTACTCCGGTAACCCGCTTTCACCGGTACTTTCAACAATCTGTGCGTTGTACCAGTATCCTTTGTCCTGCACGTCGTACCAGGCCAGATCGTCCCCGGACGCATCCGCTACCGCGATTTTCTGTACTTCTGTTAAGGTTTTACCGGCAAGAATGGTACCGTTATCCACGGCTTTGGTGACCGCACCGGCAATGACCATCAGTGCCCGTGCTTCACCGTCTTTGTTGGCCGGAATACCGCGTGTCGCCAGTAACAGACTGAACCACTGCTGCGCGATATACGCTTTCAGCCACTGCTCATTGGCATGCACACTCATGTCCAGTGGGTTAGAACTGCCGCCGCACAGGAAGCCGCGCTGATAAAAGCGGAGCTGTGAACCGGCCACAGCGGTTTCGCCGTAGTAATTCACCCGCAGTTTATCGAAACGGTCCGCATCCTGATCTGTGGTGACCTGCGCCGGGAATGTCACGCCGAGCTGACGGAACATATAGTTGGTGGTGGCGTTGGTACGGTCGTAATCTGTGGCGGCCATCACCGCCATCGGCAGCGCCTGGATAAAATACCCGCTTTCCGTTTTCAGGTTCAGACCGGTTGATGCGGTGCCGATCAGCGCTGCGCTGAAATCTTCGGCATTGTCTTTTGTCACACTCAGATGAAGCTGGTATTTCACGTTCTCCCCGGCAACGTATTGTGCCAGCGTGACGGCCTGATCCAGCGACAGATCACTCAGAAATGTGGCGCTGCCGAAGGAGTCCGAAACCTGCTCCGCAACTTTGAATGCCTCCAGCGGAGTCTGTGCCGGATTGCCCTCGGATGCGCGTCCGGCTGACAGCCCCATCGCATCCGCAAGAACGGAATACCCCACGCTGACAGATGCACGTTCCTGCACGCCGCCGCTGAGTTCAAATGCACTGTCGAGTGCATTAAAGGTCAGATACGCCCCGGAAAACTGCGGTTCACTTTCGGCATTCAGTTTCGCCTGAATCAGTGACGCGATATCGGCATACGATTTGGCTTCGGATAAATCGATATCTTTGTAGCTTTTGGTGACCTTGCCGAATGTCACTGACAACGTGCCGTCAGCAATCATTTTCAGATCAGCCAGCGCTCCGGCTTTTGCCCCGAACAATGTCGGAGCCCGGCCGACCGGCTCGTAAGAGGCGATCTGCAATTCTTTCGGTTTACTGACCGGGGCCGGACTGACATAACTGAAATACTGCCGTGCAAACTGCGCTTCCGGAGAGTCAGTACCCAGCAGTTCATCAACCTGACCGGATGCAAACTCCAGTACGTGCCCGGCAGGAATTTTAGGATTGGTGGAAAATAACCGCGCCGTCAGCTTACGCATCGGCACGGCAGACGCGCCGATAACCGCTGACGCGATATCGACGTAACGGGTTTGTTTAATTGGCATAGTAAAACCTTATATGCGGTGAATATCCGGATACAGTGCGGTAACAGCAGCCGTTTCCGGACGGAGTGTGCGGGTATAAGTCACATTAAAATCAAAAGACGGGTTTTGTTCGTAGTTGTCCCGGTCATTCAGAAAATAGGGGGTTCGGATACCGGTTGCCCGCTGAACACCAATACCTTGTTTTCTGAGCGCTTCAACAAAGGGCAATGAATTAACAATCATCCGGACGATGGAGGTGATATCTTTTGCGGTGTAACCGCTGAATTCGGTGATAAATGCCTGCACCTGGAATGTTGTTTCATACTGCTGTGCTTCCAGGTGACCGGCATCACTGCCCTGCGGGTTATAACTGCGTTTCTGCCAGCCCTGCGGATTTTCACCAACCGGAAAGAACATAACGAAATTATCTTCCCGCCCCTGTTTTGCAGACTGAAAACCCGCTTTGACCGGGATATCGATACCCGCCTGCGCCAGCTGTGCCAGAAGCTGTTTCCGGACAGCAATCTCAACATCGTTATCCGTCATGATTGCCTGCCTCAATACAGATAACCGACTTCCAGCCGTCCTGTGCATACCAATCGGCATCCCCGGTCACATCGTAGCGTTTGCCGCCGAAGACCAGATAATCCGGTGAAGCACCGCGCTGAATGGCGCTGATATCGTGGGACGTATACAAGCGGCGGTATACCTGACTGGTGTCCAGCCCCATAGACTGAATGTCCTGAGTATCCACCGCCTGCCAGCTCCCGCGAACCTCAACCGGGTCATAATACGTGTTCTGATCATGACCCCGTTCGTCAGGCTCGCGGCTTTTGAAGCGGTACCAGAGTACGGTTTGCTGCGGAATATACCTCGAGGCAATCCGGTGCAGATTTCCGAACATTATTTATCCTCCACGGCAAAAGTGACGGATTGCAGCATCAGACCGGAGTCAACCAGCGGCTTACTGGTGGCTTTCCCTTTGCTGTGCCGCCGTGCACGGGCAGCTACTGTTGCATCCTTAAGCGGCGGTGTGGTGACCGATTTAATCATCATCTTCACGTCACCCGCTGCTTTTGCACCGACTTGTGTCAGTCCGTCAGTGATGGTGATATTGCCTTTCACTGCGGCTTTCACAGCCCGGACAATCAGGTTGCTGTATTCCGGTTTGTGTTCTGTCATGGCCGGGCGCATAAACGGACGCAGCGGGATCCCCCCGGCCGGATAACCAAGTTCCTGAATCGCCGCCACATACGCAACAGGGATACCGTCCGGGTACTGTGAGTGTGCAAAGAAACCAACCTTAAGCTGTTTCTTTGCCAGTTCGTCATACACGGCTTTCAGTTGTGCCAGCTTTGTCACCGGTGACCTCCCCGCGTGAAGCGGCCAAAGGCACCGCGAAATGCCGCACGCTCCCCGCTGCCGCCGTGGTAACGCGGTACACTGCACCGTTTTATCAGGGCCAGAAACTGCTGGCCGTAGGTGCTCATCTTGAACCAGTGCGACCAGTCAGAACCGGCAGGCGGCGCGGTGTAGGACACACTGACTTTATCTATCGTGACACTGGTCACGACACCGGTCGGTGATTCCCCGTCAGCAATACGGCCGTTAAGGTCGAGCATATGCGCGACGACCAGCATCCACGCTGAATTTGTGCAGACACCACGGCAGGGGGAGAAGTAGTTCAGTGCTTCCAGTGCAATGATAAAAATTTCATCGTTAGGCACTGCGGCAAAAGCCTTATAGATGGCACGGAAAGACACTAACGGAAAGTCGGACGGGTCCACGGAACCCCCTTATTTTTTACTGTTCTTTTTGCCGTTGTTGCTGACCGGCGGTTCATTCCCCTCCGCGATCAGTTGCTCTTCGGTCAGCGGGGCGGATTTGTCGCTGGCTTCCATATCGGTCGCCACTTTATCCGGATCCTCTTTGCGGTTTTCCACCGCGATAAACCCGTTTTCTTTATGCAGCTTAAAGATATGGTTATTTTTCAGCTGCGTGTACTGTTCATCACTGATTTCAGTCACACGTCCGCGCGGGGTGTACATGTGTTTGGTCATGACATTAGCCTGACCGGCGATAAATACCGGACCGTCCGGTGTGGCATAGTTCTGGTCGTTGGACAGGGTGCAATAGATATACAGAGACATAATTTCTCCCGGAAATAAAAAAGCCCTCCGCAGAGGGCGATGAGGCGTTACAGGATTAAATCCCGGTCAGACGGGTGATAGCCCACGGACGGGTGACGATAATACCGGCGGTCGCGTTGGTGGCATCTTCCAGATAGCCTTTGGCTTTGTTCTCTGAACCCAGCAGCTGGTATTTCACCGGCACCACCTGGAGAAGAACCGCACTGGTCGCCGTAGAATCATCATCCACGGTTTCGGCAAACATATACGCCACATCCGCGCCGCCGTTGGCACCGGCAAATTCCGGTGAGAACACAAAGCGCAGATTCGGGTAGTTCTCTTTCACCCACTGATACACGGTTTCGCCACGGGCGACCGGGTTTGCCACATTCAGCGCAGAACGGTAGCCCAGCGGCAGAGTCACTGTGATAGCCGTATCATCTTTGATAATACCGCCGGACTGCATCTCCAGGCGTGAGAACATAGCCGTAATATCGCCGGTAATGGCAGCAAATGTGCCCCCTTTCCATTTTGCGGCAGCCGTTTCATACGCCGGTAAATTCGGCTCATTCAGCATCCCGAAGACGCGGGTGTCCGGGCTGTTGAAACCGTAATAACCGATACGTTCCCGCCCCTGCTCCAACGCTTCGGCAACGGCATTACGTTTCTCTGCGGCAGTCTCAAACCCTGCTGCTGACTGACGGGCCTCTTCCAGTTTTCCGACCAGGAATCCCGATTCAAAACGGACAATACCGCGACGTTCCTGATCCTGCCCGTAGGAGGACAACGGAATATTAGTGTGATCACCGTACAATTCGGCTTTACTCACAGGCGTTGCCACATTCAGGATAATTTCTTCATCGTGCCAGTTACCGGCATTCAGTACGCCGGTGATTTCATCCAGCACACGGACGCGGGTGGCGGTACGGATAAGCCCCGGCAGCACATGCTGTAACATCTCACGCTGAATGAATCCGCCGGACATAGCCGGACCGGTCAGTGCGGAGTCCATTGCAGCCAGACCACCGAAACCAATCTGATCCAGTTCGCTGTATGTCCACTTCTGATCGGGCTTAATATTCAGTTGCCCGTGTTTGCGGATATCGCGGCCGGACATATAAAATTTTTCTTTACTGACTGGCATTATTCACCTTCCTTCGCAGCCACTGTGTACGGGATTTCGGTCAGACGGATAACACACAGATGCGGCGATTCCGCTGACTCAATGTGACGGCTGACAAAACCGATAACCAGATCACCGGCTTCCGCTTTTGCCTTCGCAGACAGCGAACCATCCGCCGGACTGAACACCACCGGGGCATTAATTTTTTTCACCCCGGCGGTGATTTCGGCGTTAATCTCACCCATGGTGAGAAACTCACCCTGCGTCCCGTTACGGGCGTATTCTTCACCGATACGGTACGCTTTCGGGTTAATCATGATCCCGGCAAACGCACCGTCACCGCCAACCTGCACGGATTCAACGGAATCATCTTTGTATGTGTAGGCACGACCGAAGAGGTTTTTCGTTTCATCCGCAGAACTGATCACCGCTGCGGTCACGCGGGTCGGGCCGTTGTGGCTGATTTCACCGATAACACCGGAAATCATGCCGTTCGCCACGGTATTCGGGATTGCCATTATTTTTCACCCCACTTTTTCATAATTGAGTCCGTGCCTGCGGCGGTATCCATCGTCGCATGCGCTTTTTGTGAGTCCGGTGTGCGCCCCTGCATCCAGGCGTTCAGGGCAATACTTTCCGTGCCCTTATCGCAGCGGATACCGAGTTTTTCCACGCCGTATTCCGCCACCTGCTGTTTCGTCATTGGTGCGTGATCAAATACCCCGATAAACGGCGTCAGCTTGTGCGCCAGTGCGTCACGTTCCCCGATCTGCTTTAACAGTTCGCCGGTGTCCATGGTCGGTTTGGCTTTTTCCAGACGGGCAATTTTGCGTTTCATTGAGGACATTTCATCCATGGACGCAATACTGCGTTTGAGACGCTTAAGGCGACGCGTCAGACTGTCGGTTGTTGCCTGATCAAGTTCTTCTTTCGCTTCGGCAATCGCTTCCTCTGCGGTTTCGATAGCCACTTCCGCCGCTTCTACCGCTTCCGGGTCACCGGATTCCGCTTTTTCAGCTTCCGCCTCTGCGTCTTCAACGGCTTTTTCCGCTTCGGCTTCGGCATCTCCGGTTTTCTTTTCCGGATCAGGATCGCCGTCAGTCGTTTCCTTTTTCTCCGGGTCTTCATCCGTTGCCGGTGTACCGGCAGCCAGTGCGGCCACGACGATTTGTTTAATCTGCTCAACCTGCTCCGGTGTAAATCCGTTCTCGTCACCGGTCGGCTGTTTTTTGTCTTTGTCTTCTTCGCTCATACGAATAAGTTCCTTTGTATCAATGGTTACAACAAGATGATCCTGCACAGCCACGTCAGCGCCGGTGCGCCCTTCATCGACTAATGCAAGGTGATTGCCACGCAGGTGGCGCTGAACAACTTCGTATGCCTCCCCCTCGTACACACCGGGGTTACCGAAGTCATACCGGCTGCGGTAGCCCGGTGAAAGGTCAATTTTTCCGCTGCTGATATCGCTCAGAGCGGCGTCAGAAAAGATTTTGATATTCCCGCGCAAATACGGATGGTCGTAATACACGTTTTCGCCGATAACGCCCTGAATACCTTTTTTCTCTGCCGGTGTGGCGTTTTTACCCAGCATTTCGTGGTCGACAATGAACGGGGTCAGGCGGAATGATTTAATGGTTTCGTCACTGGCCAGTTCCTCCGGCGGCCGGAACACTTTGTAAATTCTGTCCGGCTCCGGTGCGCCGATTTCAGCCCCCAGATAATCAAAAACCCCAGCCTTTGAGATGGGGTTGTCTTTTACTTCGAGCCAGCCGTTGTTGTCATAGGTTCGCTTTGTCATGTCTCCTCACCAAAGTCGATAACCGGTGTCCAGAAGCATTTGCAGTTCGGTAACTGTCCGGGTAATCCGCGTTCACCGGTCTTTTCATCAATCACCGGCGGGTTATCCAGATCGAATACTTCCCCGTCCAGACGCAGATGTAATTCACGCGGTTCGGCACTGCCTGCCGAGTGATGCCATATTGCTTTGCGGATCCCGGCAGACTTCATCCGCTCATAGTTCACCGCCGTGGTAATTTTGCGGGTCTGGTCAACGGCAATAAAATTAGCCCGTTTCTCTGTCACCCCGCCGATATCCCGTATTTCATCCAGCAGGGTTTTACTGCCGCTGCCGGTCTGACTGACCGAACGCAAGGCTGCGCCCTCGATACGGGAATGAAACTGCTGCGGGATGGATTTGATCAGGGATACGTTTTCTGCCGTTGCGGCAATCATTTTGTCTTTCAGGGCTTCGGGCATGGCCGGGGTTTTTATCGTGATACCGCCGGAGAGCTGTTTCAGGGAATCGTCCAGGCTGCGCTGTGCATTCATGTCCACCTGTGAGGTGAACTTATCCGCCATCTCTGCGGCCTTACTGTTAAAAATCTTATCCCACTTGCGTTTCAGCCGGTTCAGCCAGATTTTGGTCTGGCTGGCAAGGCTGGCATCCATGGTCACACCGTCAAAATCCTCATGCAGACTGCTGAACGTCTTTTCGTAATCTGCAATCATGCCTTTAATCAGTTGTGACATGTCACGCTGGTAACGGCTTTGGGCTGCTGCCGAATATTGCAGCGGCTTGCCCTTCATAACCGCCTGACGGGATGCCGCCCACCGTGCCCGTTTGGTTCGTACCCGTATTTTCCGGGGCATAATCGTCCTCGTTCACGTCAATACCGTAAAATGCCGATTCTTTATCCGCCGCCAGCTTTTTACGGATATCCAGCCCGTCAACCGCACCGACCGCTGCATACGCAGAATCGGTCTGCGCCTGCTTAAGCTGAATATCGGCATTTTCGACAGCGGTCGGGCTGTCCAGTGGTGCCCAGGTAACCGACAATTCTTCCGTTCCCAATCCCTCGCTGCGTTGCAGCATGTCGTAATGCCGTTGCAGCAGTTCTTCCAGGTCATTGGCCTGAATACTTTCCAGTTCTTCCCGGTAGTTGGCTTCTTCGTATTCCCCGGTGGAGTTAAACCCTTTCGGGGTTGTGCCGAGCAGCTTTGTCGCCGGTACGCTGGCAGCGGCAGCCACAAGCTGATACTGCGTCATGATGGTGGCATCCAGATCTGCGAGTGAGGTGTCAAACTGCTGAACGGCATCCTTTTCCCCAACCGTCTGAACGCCGTAGTTATCCCGCATCTCCATGAAATACAGCATATTTTCATGAATGACGTTTTTGTCTACGCCATCAACATCGGCCATACTGATGGTCAGCAGGCGTTTTGTCATCGCCAGCTGTGGTGCTTCGTTGGCAGTACGCTCCGATGCATAAACACGCTCATACACCCGTTCGGGAACAGACACCCCGAAATAGTTATAAGTGGGTTTAAGAATGTCCGGCACAGGGAACGGTACAAATTTCACAAAGTGCGATTTGTGGTACCGGCGTCCGCCGATAATCCAGTAGGTCGGTTCATAAAAATCAGGACTGGCCGGATCCTGTAAATTGGCATCGGTTAAATCCGGTGTTACCCACTGCGGATCCAGTTGTTTAATCCCTTTGTACATGCCTTTCGTCACGCCATCCGGGTTAAACGGGTTTTCATACCATTCCTGCGGGTTGGATGTCTCAACAAGGAACAGAGCCAGCCTGCCACCGTACACGCGCCCGAAGTGGATCAGCTCTTTCATATGGTGCTGAATACGGTATTTTTTATCCTTCTTCCGTAACTTTTTACTGATGTCGTGATTGTCTCCGCCGTCACAGTCCAGGTCATACCCCTGACGGATCGCATCACGCGCCGGCATGTTACAGGCTTTATCAACCAGCCAGTGTTTGGCGATCACCGCACACATATTGTTGCCGATGAACATCTGCGAGGCGTACCACGCTGCCTGTGACTCAGGAACGCCGTATACCTGACCGCCTTTGAATGCCGGTACAGTGCCGTCGATACTGTCCATCGCCACGCCCTGCATGGTGGGTTGCGGCAAAGCCAGCCCCTGAAACCCTGTTTCGGCTGCCAGTGCTGAATATAAATGCGTTGAGAATGCTGACCGCTTAGGTGCGGCAACCTCTGCTGTTTTCCGCTTTCTGAACGGCCACATGTTATGTCCTCTTGCGTGAAAAGAATCCGCCGCCTTTCTTCTGGAACAGATACCGCAGTGCCTGTGTCATGGCATCCACGGTGTCATCGTGCCCGGCAAACGGGAATGTTGTGATTTCTTCCACCGTTTCGGTGACCCACGATGCAATATCTTTATGGGGCAGCCAGACGTTCCCGGCTTCCCATTCAGCGGTGCAGGCGTGAGCACGGGCGATTTTGCTGCCGTCCGGCTCTATGGGCACCAATCCTGACACTGTCGTTTTCAGCGTATCAATGACCGCCGGTCCGTTGGCTTTATCCTCCACCAGCTTGCGCCGCGCCTGCGGGTATTTCTCAACCAGTAATTTCACGGCTTTCAGCGTTTCGGTAAAACTAATGCGTTTGCGGATCTGATACAGCAAATAGGCATTTGCGCCCTTCTTGCCCCACACCTGACCGACAACGTAGTCCGTGCCGTCACTGTCCTTAAACGTCATATCCCAGCTGTGAATGACTTCATCAAAGGTGTCCGGCAGATCTTTCGGCAGGTAGTACCGGGCGAATTCTTCGTGGAATATCTGCCCGTCTCCCGGCTTCGGTGTCTGCTGGTACATAGCAGACCAGAAGTAATCACCGAGAATGGCTTTTGTTTCGAGCAGTTGGTCCAGTGGATGCAACTCAGGGACAAGCGCTTCACCCTGCTCGTTGATGGCCGGAAATGCCAGCACTCTTGCTTTTGGTGTTTTCTCTTTTACCCGGCCGGAAAGGTCATCTGTGGCCCAGCGGGTCGCCATGATGATCTCGCCGCTGTTCCGAGACAGGCGGGTTTTAAACGTTGATGCGTACCAGTTCCAAATTGACTTTTTAACCGTGGGACTGAGCGCTTCCTTTGAGTTTTTTATCGGGTCATCAATAATCCCGAGATCAACTTTTTTACCTGTCAGCGGGCCGCCAACACCGGCACAGACGTATGTTCCCCTGTGATTGGCAATCCCGAATTCTTCGGTATTACGCTTAACCGCCACACCGTCAGCCGGTTTATTACCTAACCAGCTTTGAGGAAACAGCGTCCGGTACTCATCTGACGACATGATGCGCTGAACATCAGTGTTCATGTCACCGGCCAGATCTGACGAATAGGACAATGCGCCCACACGTTTATCCGGATACTTACCGAAGAAATACGCCGGAAGATACCGCGACACAATATCGGATTTACCATGCTGCGGCGGCGCGCCGAGAATCAGGATCGGCCGCTTACCGGCCATCATCTCAATCAGAAAGTTATCCAGAGATACACAGACCGTTTTTGAAAAGTGGCTGGTGATATATTCCGGATTAATGTATTGAATAAATTCATGCAGGCTGCGCCGTGCTATCTCTCTGCGAACTTCCTCATCAAATAAGTCGAAATTAATATTCACAGATATGCCTTAAGCCCTATTTTAAAAAATAGGGCTTGAATATTATAAATATAAAATTAATTAGATAACAATGAAATGCTGAACATCTTGAGTTGAACCTTGATATTTTTCATATTTACCTAATTTTAATCTAGTATACTTTCCTGTATTAATTTCTTTAATAAGCTCAGGCTCAAACTCTTTAATATTTTCTGAAACCCTTCTCATTTCTTTTTTCAAAAAGGCCTGAATAGGAACTTCAACGCCAACCTCAAAAGAACCCAAGCATTTATTTAACAATTCAACAAAGCCACTGTAATTTTCTATAACCTTTGGCAATGAATTGGAGCTCTTATCGAAAATATAAATTGACTGAAGCATGTGCTCTATTATCGCCAAAGCTTCATTTAACGATTGAATTGATGGTTGAGTAATTTCATGAGCAGCATCATTGCCAATAAATCGGATCGAGTGTAATAAACTACAATCTTTTTTTGATATTAATCCTTTACTTGATAAATTATTAATTTTTGTTTTTAATTCTTTCCCCGGAATTGCTTGCTCTATACAAACTGCTTCTATAGTTGCACGGAGACCTACACCAGACAATGTTAGAGATTTATTGGAAATTGCCGCACATGTTTCATTAAAAATGTTTCTGACTGTATTAGGAAGAGACGATGTATTTATTTTATTAATGGCAAGTGGTGGATATATATCTATATCAGCAGGAACCTCCCACTCATCGTCTCCAACTGGATATGCCGCCTCTTCATCATGAAATTCATAACGGAAAGATACATTATCACATCCACAACATTTTACCACCCGATAATTTTCTATAAATCTATATTCATCAGGGGTACCACTAGATACTTTGTCAAATAAAATATCATGATTAGTTTCCAGCTTACACTTATTACATTTATTTTTAACTTTTTCCATTTTAATAACACCTAAAATTTAAATCAATTGATGTTTATCATACATTATCAAATAACATTCAACTCTCCTTCATATTTTATGAATACATGATCACATTAATTTGTATTATATGTCTCGTGTTGGTTAAAGTATGTACACTTTATTTTTTGTATCTCAATTCAATAAGCTGCTCAAAACTCAAATGACTAAAATCGAATCCCGTGGATTGTATCGGGCCGCCATCTGCACCGGTGACCTCCGTCCGGTTTTTAACCATTCCCAAATGCTGCGCAACCATTTTCAGCGCTTCATCCTGATTACGGGTGATAACCTCGGTACCGAACTTACCCTCTTTTATCCCGGCAAATAACCGGCGGCTTGCGCCCTTTAAGTCCCGGGTATCGTGGAAATAAGGACGACCAATACCGGCGCCATTGCAGCGGGGGCAATCAGGATTCGGGTCAAGTGTGCTGTCGTAACCGTAGCCGCCCCTGTCGTTTGGCTCCTTCTGCTTCTTTGCAGCCGCTTCACTGACAGCATCCTCAAACTCTATCGAGTCCCGCCACTGATAGTTAAAGCCGAAGCCCCAGCAGTAGCGGCAACATAACCGGCGGTATTCCGTCAGCTCAGATACATCTGCAGTGGCAATGTCCCACCACATTTTTAATACTGCGTCCTGGGTGATTTCAGTCCGGCGTTCCCGTGCTGTGAGGGCATCCCGTATTGCCCGGTTCACCGATACATTTCGATACAGGCGTCTGGCTGCAGCTGCTCCTGTTTCACCCTGGCTTTTATATCCCGCTCTTTGGTATGCCGCTGTCTTGTCCATATCGATAAGATACTCAGTGACAAAACGTGCCTGCATATCGTTAAGCCCGTATTTGCGCAGGTCGAACTCTGTTTCATCATTCTGCGCATTGTCGGATTTATTGCCTTGCGCATCCGGTATATCACTATTGCGCACCGGTTCATTTGCGCATTCTTTTTTCTGCGCAGTGCGCACTTTCTTTTGCGCAGTTTTTTGCGCACTCTGCGCAGTTGGCTTTTTGATGTACCTACGCGCAGTTGCGTAATTCAGTCCCTGTATCTCACACCATTCTTTCGGGGATATTCCCGTTACTGAATGCTCGGCGAGGAACTGTTGTTGTAACACCCCCCAATCCGGTTTCATGGTGCTTTCTCCTAACTCAATGTTTATAAACAACAGATATATCAGAACTTACATTAACTTCTCTAATATAAGTGTTACAGTAAGGATTAACATTCATCTAGCCGAGGTACTTATATGTCAATCACCACCACAATCCATCAATTAATCTGCCTATCTGAAAATTATAACGAAAATGCTCAAAATACAGGAAACGTTACTTTCACCGAAGCGTTCGAAGAACTTCCCGAATTATCCGAAAAAATACGTCATGTTGAGAATGTTTTAAATTCATTACCTGACCACAATATTATTGTGGCATTAAACCTGATGTACGTAGGCACTGAAATCAATGAAGATGAAACTTTTCGGGCATGTTACGACCGAATGAAGTCGGGTCTAGAACAAACCCGCCAAAAAGCAACTTCAAAATTAATAGAAAAGATACCCAATCTAGCAAATTATTTACCTATAGCACTACGTGCGGCAGAAGATGATGAGGTAAATATTAATACGCTATAAAACATTCATTTTTAATGTAATCCTGCAACCCCTTAATCATCTGCTCTGATTCTGCAATCCGCTCTCTGAGTAACCAATAATTTCGGACAGCGGTGTCATCAAGTCGGGCGGGGGCTGCATCATCCATGCCGGTGGAGGTAACGCTGCCGGTTTTAGAACAACTGGCTTTGATGTACACCCGCTCAGGGTTACGATCAGCAGCAATACGCAGCCGGTCAATTTCAGTTTTTGCATTTGCCAGCTCCTGTGTGTGCCTAGTATCCAGTTCATGAAGTTTCTGTGCGCGTTCCTGATAGTCCTTGTTGATGGCAACCTGCTCTGCGAGCTGACCGCTCAGGGTCGTGTTATCTGCTTTCAGCTGCTGGTTATCCCGGTAGGTGTCATACACCCACCAGGCGGCGGCAATAAACAGCGCGGCAATTACCGCTTTTTTCCAGTTCATAGCGCTTCACACTCATAGTGGATCACCCCGCCCAGCGGGTTACCCGGCAGCGGCTTACAGTGGGTCTCGAGCGAATACAGGTAACAGCCTGTCAACAGACTGACCGTCAGCAGAATGATAGCAATGATGATCAAAGTTAAAGGGTTCCGTGGCATATTGCTTTCTCCGTTTCGCGCCGGTTAATCAGCCCCTGCCACTGTTTACCACCAGCAAACGTCCAGCGCTTCATTTCGTCACATGCACCCGCGATGTCACCGGCATTGAGTTTACGCAGCATCGTAGAACGCGAGAACGCACCGGGCCCTACGTTGTAAACGAAGGAATAGATGGCCGCACGGGTGTTGTCATCTATCGACACTTTGATCATCGGGTCAACCGCGCGCCGGACTTTCGTTAGGTCGTCATGTAGCAGCGCCTTGCACTCTGCGTCCGTGTACAACTTACCGAGCTGAATATCACTGCCGGTATGGCCATAACATACGGTGAGCACTCCGGCCACATCACGGTAAGGTTTGTACTCAACGCCCTCGTATGCGGGGATCAGCACCAGCGCACCGGCAATCGCACCGGCAGAACAGGCAGCCATGACTTTTTTAAATAATCGGTTATTCATGATGTTCTCCGGCTTTCAGCTGGAATTCTTTCCGTTTGTAATACCAGTTCACCAGGAACGTCCCGACAGTACAGATAATCCCGGCAACAATAGCCCACTGATCCAAGGATAAAACGCCAAAAGCAGAGGTTATAAGCCCCCAGGCGTATGCTGTAGGGCTGGAATATTTGTCAGACATGCGCATATCCACCCCCTGCGGAGTGTTCCGTATGTTGAGTGATAGGGGTAATGCCGCAACCGGGTTATATGTTTTAAACAAGTTCAAATGAGGTGGCTGCAGCATTATTCGGATAATCCCACCAGCGGCGGGAAAGCAATAAAAAGAGCACTGGACCAAATGGTGCAGATTGGGGGATGGGCCCGTTACACCACAGTACTCTTGTTGTTGCTTCCGGAAATAAAAAAAGGCCACGCAATGCGCAGCCTTGTGATAAGTGCCAGTTAAGCGACTGGCAGCGCTAATCCCTATCTGATATTGTTAAATCGCTTAAAGTAACAACTCAAAAAAGGAAAATTTGATGAGCAAAATTATCAAAACGAACCAGCGTGTAGGTGACAGCATGCCACCTGGTCTAGCCAAAGCTATTTATGAGCAAGCCAAACAGCAGCAACAGCAGTCAACTAACACGCAGACCAATCAGTCCTCTCCTAAATCCGGTGGAGGCAACAGCAAAAATCAGTGAGGATCCATGAACCGAGCACAATTGTTATATCAGATTTATTATTCTTACCGACTGCATACGATGTTTAGTGTACTACTCGGAAGAATAGATAAAACTTTATCATTTTTACTTCTGTTGCTCGGTTCATCCGTCATCGGGAATATAGGTAACCATGTGTTTATTGGCATTTGCATTGCAATTATTACATCAATAAGGATGGCTTTTTCATTTGAAAAAGCATCTGAATCCGCCAGAAAACAAGCCATGAGTTACTTAAATTTATACACATCCAAGGTGCTAACCATACCGGAAGATCAGCTAATAGAAAAATTGATGAGTATTCAAGCAAGTGACTCGAATGTTTGGATATCACTGGTCAGTGCCGCAGAAATTCGTACTCGGCTCACCTTTGATGAGCCTATTGAAACTACACTGAGCTTCTGGGAAAAATTTATGGCATTTTTGTCGGGTGATTTACCAAAAGTAAAAAAGTAACCTAACCTTTGCTGCAAACAAAATAAAGGCGTACATGACGATCGTTGGATTATTTATTTGCCAATTATTTACATTTTCTTGCATGTCACACGTACATGTAAAAAATATGTTGCATCTGTATTTTGTTTTCTACAATCAATATAATTTTCATTATGATTAATAAAGCGCCAAATAAATCATCTTTATGCTAAAAAATCACCGCTTATTAGAGAAATTAGCGCGATTATTTCCTCATTAATATCAATAACTAAACACATAAAAAAATATATCCATACTCAAGTTATCCACACAGGATCCTGATTTTATACACTTGCCCACCGCTGAATTTATCATTAACCTATAGTCAGTTATCAGGTAATAAAAAAACCAGCCAGCAATGGCGTGCTGACTGGCTCTATCTTACTGATAATGAGTTAATGGCGTAACTCGCTAATCAGTCTTTTTGCTTTCAAATGCTCAAGTAGTATAAGCAGAAATTTTCTGAGTGTAAATCACGCCTTAATCCCACAGCATGAGAAATTCACATGAATTTTTTTAAGTGGTTAGTTTTACCGAAGAAAATCGCAGTGAAATTGGTTGGAAAATTCCAGCTCTTTAAAGCGAGTTTTGAAGTTACCGTTTCGATCAAAACTTTTTAAACTCTGACTCAATTATAGTAAGCGTGAAGGAGAGCAGACGCTCTCCTTTTTTTGTAAACAAAAGCCCTGCAAAAATGACGCTTCAGCTTATAAGCCATGTGATATGGAAATAACTCATTATCACTATAATGATATCAGACTCTTAGTCTGCTCAAACCGTTCTGCTGCCATTTCCACTCCCAGCGGTTATGTCCCAGCACAGCTTTCAGTGTCGTCCCTGACCCCATAAAGAAATCAGCAACCAGATCACCTTCGCACCTGCCGGTTTTTATGATGTGTTCCATCATTGCGGCCTGTTTTTCATCCGGGGTTGACCAGCGTTAACAGCAGCCCTTATCTATTTTCAGGCAACAAAAAACCCAGCGCATTGGCTGGGTTAGTTGGTACAGTTACAAAAACGGCAACTTACCCTGAAATAGTGGCTCATTGATTCAAAGAAGTCAACACGTTTTTGTTATTTCGCTTCATGATCTTTTCTTTTTCCCTGCTTTTAAATGCATCTACCAGCGGTTGGTATAATAAATACTCAGCCGCTTTTAGTATTTCATCCACCTCCCGACGGCATGTAGATAACGACGGTTTGCGGGAACGTAACATACCGTTTCTGCGCACCATGACGCGTGGTACACAGGCCTTATGATGCTGCCGAGCAATTTCACGATCCGAGGCACAGAAGACATACCGAGCCAACAGCATTTTAAACGCCTCACGGTCCAGATGATAAAGGAGATCAACCACCCCTTGTATCAGCAGTCCATCCTCATCACTGCAGGTCGGTCTGTCCGGGTAGCTGCGGCGTTCAACTGTAGCCATAAATTCGGCTATCATGCTGCTCTGCCGTTTCACCAGCCGACCGCTGTACACCCACGCCCCGAACCTTGCCAGCCAATTCTGTAACCAAGCCTCGCGTTCTTCATCCAGCTGCAAACCATCTGAAATACTCATTATACCCGGCATGCTCGCAGCTCCCTGACTTCCTGTTTCACCTGCTCCAGCAATTCACGTTCGCTGCCGTGGAGCTGCTGCCATGTTGCTGGGGCTGCATGGAATCCCGTTTCGTAACATGCCCGGTGGTGCTGCGGACATAAAGGGAGTACGGAATAATGATCCGCCCTTTGTCCCATACCTTGCCCATTGCGCACATGATGCAGTTCTGCACGAGATGCCCCGTACCCTATGTTACGGCAGCAGATACAGCCGAGTTCGGCCACATCCGACAGCCATTGCTGTTCTGCTTTGGTCTTTGATTTGGTCATTGGTCTTGCCTCTCAGGTAAAATCTAATAACTGTGCTGCCGCGTTCTCAGCAGCCTGTTGCGTGGAAAAATTGCGGTACAGAATGAAGTTCCACAGCACATCGAGCGTGGATTTATAGAGTTCGCCAAATTGCAGGTCATCCATTTTGGCAAAGCTGATTGATTTAGCGACACGGCGCAGGCTGCCGTCAGGCATTTCGTAGGTGTCGTACTGGCCGGATTGTTCAATGGCCCAGGATCGGAAAGCGTCGAAGGATTTTGTCGCGGTAATATTCTGCGCGCGTTTTTGTGCTACATCATCGAGATAGACGTCAGCCGCTGACTGCAGAGCATCGTCATTGTCCGTGTAATAAGCGAGGAATTTCACATACCCGCGAACCAGTTCTTTTTCTTCCGGCGAAATAGTACCGCCGACCGGTTCCCAATATTCATAACCGAGGTTCAGGAGTGCGAAGTATTTACGGTGAAATCGTGGGTTACGTGCCTTTTTGAAGTCTGCTGACAGCACATCACCGCACTTAACTTTTGAATGCAGGTAATCCCTTGCTGCCGGATTTGCAGGCGCAAGAGTATCGTTGGGGAGTTTGATAAAGCTATGCTGTGCCATGTAAAATATCTCCGGTGGCACAACGAGTATTCAGGTTGCTGGGTGTTCAGACCAACAGATACACTATATATGATTTATATGATAATATTCAAGATACTCTTAGAAACAGAAATGAATATCACTAAGCATAATTTACCATATTCAACAAATAATTATCTCCTAGGATGACATTATGAAACAAAATCCATTTAGCCTTTATGATTTCTTAGGATATCTGATACCTGGGGCTATATTTTTGTACATATTGAATTATATTTTTAGAATTGACATAATATCTTTACTCAACATATTAAACAAAAACAACAATGATACTTTTAAAAATGAAATAATATTTGCACTTCCGATAATACTAATAATAATCACATATGTTACAGGCCATATTATCTCATTGACATCCTCATTCTTCATTGAAGCTTCTTCAATATATTTATATGGTTACCCTTCAAAATACCTATTCACAAAAAAACACAGTATCTTCAAGATCCCCAACGACGAAAATAAAATAATTGGCACTATAAAAAGAATTATTTTATTTGTATTACTACTCCCTACATCTATCATATTAGTTATATTTAAAGGCTCCAAAACATCATTATTCAACCAAGCAAAGACCCTACAAGAAGATCTAGGTAACGTTGTTTTTGATAAATGCCTAATAGTTCTAGATAGAAACTTAGAAATAAAAACCGATTCAATAAGAAATAAAAAAGAAACTGAAGGATTGGGTAACGATTACTTTCGAATCATATACCACTTTATATTTGAAAATTCAGAAAAACACTCATCAAAACTACAAAACTATGTAGCATTATATGGTTTCTGTCGAAATGTATCTTTTGTATTCCTCACTAGTTTTTTCTTATCTTTATATTTTAAAATCATGGATAAATGCATCCAAACCTTTTGGACTTTACTATTTCCAGTATTAACATTTTTATTTTTCACTGGATTTGTAAAATTTTACAGGCGATATACACTAGAAGCATTAATGGGAGCAACTGTATTCAACAAACATTAGAAAAATAAACATATATAGCTAGTACAATGCTAGCTATATATTTACACTATTATAATAGAAGCTAACCTTCATAAACCAGCATGTAATAAAAATCACTTGCTATCCATTAATTTTTGAATATATTCTTGTTCTAACTTTAACTCTTCAATCCTAAGTGTAATAGATTCTAATTCTTGATTAAATTCATCATCCTCTTGTTTCTCATCATCTCTATTAGCATCCACTATACTATGAAGAAAAATACATTCACCTTCTAATTGAGATATCTCTTCATCTATATTCATTAATTGTTCCTGCAAAAAAAATTTTTCCCCCTGAGATTTATGACCTTCTTCAAAAAAATGTTTTTTAAAATTAAATCTATTACTTAACTCTATTGCTGACGCATATTTATCGTTAAAATCTCGCATTTTCTTTAATACAGGATTATCATAAATTTGAGATAAACCAGTAGTTTTATATAGTCTATCTAGTACATTCAAAGTTTCATTAATATTCTTTGAATTTTGTTTGTTTAACATTTCCAATTCTTTTATTGAATTTTTATTCACACTAATATCTTTAAATACCTCACTGAATTTAATAACAAATGTTGATTGATTATACATTTTAAATTTTTTCACTCCTTGACTGGTAATCTCTGTTTTTAAAACCTCCAGTGGACCAATTGTTTTACCATGTATCCTATACCACCAATCTTCCTTGAGATCATTCGTTATAAAAACCACATTATCAATACCATCTTCATTAGCCTTTTTTAATAATTCCTTCCATAAATATAAATCACCAAACTTATCCTTATATATTATATTATTGAAGAATGATTCACCTTCTCCTTTTTCTCTCTCATCCATCCAACCCGGACCAATTTTATTTTTATATCTAACCTCACCTTCTTTGTTTATTTTATTTACTTCTTCCTGAGTAAAGGAAGATGATACCTTCCCCTTAGATATTGTATCAATCCACCTTCTTACATCATCTGGATTTGATATATAATCTCCTCTCTCAATTCTTGCCTCTATGTTTTCTTTCACAAATAACCGTACCCTTTCGCTTACATCTCCCTTTAATTCTATAAGTTTCTTATGTAATTCATGATATTTATTCTTTATGTTTTTATCACCTTCACAAAAAATATTTATCCCGTTAGTTATCTCACTTAATGATTTTTTCATTTCATTTAAATTTTTTAGTGATTTACTAATCACAGTCAATCGATTCCTTTGATATTCCAAACCGACTTGAAAAGGGAACCATAACTTATCTTTTATATTATCAACTACAGCCATAAAATCTTTTTTTGTTTCTTCTTCACAGCGATATAGATTTAAAAAACAGTTTGCGTCAAAAACAAAAATAGTCTTATCACTCTCAAATACACCTTTCTCTTCACCTAGAGTTAAATCATAAAAACCTTCAAAAATTCTACGCATATTTTTCTCTGACAGTTCATTTGTATGTATTTCATGAAATCATACATAAATTTAATTCACTCACCAGAAATCATAATACAAATTTATAGGTGTATCACATATGTTATAATTTTCGATTGTAAACAGCTCAAAGAATATTCTAAGCAACTTGGTCATACGGCTGGCAGCCAAATCAAGCTGCTCTTTTTCCTGATACTCAACGGGCCACAGGGCGCGATTGTGAGGCAGACCTGCAGGTAAATAATTTGATTGTCCGGACATACTCACTCCCCCTGTTTCTTTGGTTCAGGGACAGACTGATACGGGATTTTTTTCCGAGCCCGGCGCGCGGCATGTAGCCGGTCTAAGTGACAGTTGGTATGGTCACAGCCATCATCCGGCATACGGGGGTAGTTATCACGCACAAGAGATTCGCACGTAACAGGGTCTTTGATTATCATGGTCTTTGCCTCTTTCGGTCTTAAAATGCTTTGTCGGCGTAGCGGCGGCTCTTCGGTGCCTCCGCCTGTTGCTGCATGCGGCTCACTTCTGCTGCTGAAATCTGGTCGGTTGGCAGATAGTGGCCGTTTTTAAATTCCTGATACACAGTGCCGGTTTCTCCGTACCGGTTCTTCTCGATGATGATCTCTGCATAATTTTTGGCTGGGCTGTTCGGGTTATAAACCGCGTCCCGGTAGGTGAGGAAAATATAATCTGCATCCTGTTCCAGACTGCCGGAATCACGCAGATCCGCAGCCACCGGACGGCGTTGGTTCAGTGGTCGCTTATCCACGTCACGGGATAACTGACTCAATGCAACAACAGGTGTGTGCAGACGTTTAGCCAAAGCTTTCATACCTGCAGATATCGCGGCAATCGCCAGGTCGTTACGCTCTGCTTTAGGCTTTTTAATCAGCCCGAGGTAGTCGATGAAAATGCCTTTTGTGGCTGGATATTTTCGCTTATGGCGCTCACTGATGGCGCATATCTGATCAATGGTCAGATTACTGGCATCGATAATGTGAATATCCCGATCTTGCAGATAGCCTGTAGAGGCAATTACTCGCTGCCATTCCTCATCATCTAGATCACAGTTGCGTAATTTTGAGGCAGGTAACCTCGCCGCCCCTGAAATCATTCTTTCAACAATCTGCATGTTGGCCATTTCCATCGAGAACATCAGAACGCCATCACCTTTAGCAGCCATGCCTTCCATCATCGTGAGTGCCAGCTCAGTTTTGCCCATCCCCGGCCGACCGCCGATAAAAATCAGATCAGTCGGGTTAAAACCACCGATTTTGTTGTCTATTGCCTCAATTCCTGTCCGGACGATCATTCCGCTGTCTTCTCCGCGGGTGCGCTTATCAAGAATATCAACGTATCCATCAAGCAGGTTACTGATGTGAACCGGTACCAGGCTTTCTTTTTCGCTGGTGATCAGAGTAAACTCGCTACTGAACTTCTGAATTACGCTTTCGGCCTGGTCATGAGTGGCCGCATCAATAATTTCTTTCTGAAATTTATTTATCAGCGCTGTAATTTTGCGAACAGCCGCATAGTTCCTGACTTTTTCGGCATACCCTTTCAGGTTTGCGTATGAGATGGTTTTTCTGGTGAGCTCCATGATATGAGCAAAATCACCATTTCCCCCGAGTGCGTCCGCGATAAATACCGGATCGATAATTGCACTCGTCAGTGCCTGTTTTTTTATTTCCCGGTACACCCTGGAAAAGTACCCGACACTGAAAGCGTCATCAGGCAGTGTTGCCAGAACGTCATAGGCATCCTGAGTCGCACCACCGGCCAGCAAACCACCAATGACAGCGGCTTCTAATTCCTGCTCACTGAACATAATCAATTACTCCGGTAGCTTGGCCAGTTGAACGACAGCACTGCGCCACCTTCCAGCATGCGGTCAACAACGCGTTCACCCAGCAGCGGGGCCAGTTCGTTCAGCGGCAGGTTGCTGATCATGATGGTCGGCAGCATGTCCTCGTACCGGTCGTTAATCACTTCAAACAAAATATTGCGCTCTGAGTCAGTTCCGTACTGAACACCGATTTCGTCGATAATCAGCAGACCCGGCTCGCAGTATTTTTCCAATACGTCGAGCTCGCTGTATTCTGCATCGCCAGCCCATGTACGGCGAAAAGCCCGGATAATACGCGCCGCTGTGGTGATAAATACCGATTCTTGCGCCTCAGTGGCAACCTGACGGGCGATTGATACTGCAAGGTGGGTTTTCCCGGTTCCGGGTGTTCCACACAAAATAAGTGCCTCTCCGGCGGTTTTACGGGACAGCCATGTTTCGGCATACTCGCGGCAGATTTCCAGATTGTTTTTTGCATCAGGATTCGCCGGGTGATACGTCTCAAATGTCGCGGCAGCAAAGCGCGGCGGGATGTTCACGTTCAGTTCGTCAGACATGCTTACCCCCGTTCACCCATGCCGCTGGGCGGCTCTCGTAGTTTTTATCGCTGAATCCTGAGTGTGCGCTCGGCTTCGCGGGTTTCCGCCCCGTGGTGCGTTCCGGGAATATTCCCTGCCAGCCGTTGGCAATCGAGTCACACAGCACGGAATCAGGATCCGGATGCCCGGCCAGCTTTTTGCCAATCTGCCGGCAGCTGGTTTCCGTCAGTGGTTTTTTAATCTCCTTCCGGAATTTAACCCAATCCTGCCAGACAGGTTCGCTGACGTTTTCCGGACGGGCTGACAACGGGTCAAATTTCACCGTGGATTTTTTCTGCGTCGCAGGCTTCGGATCCTCTTTTGAATTTACTGATGGATCATGTTTTGAATTTACTGATGGATCGCCTCCAGATTCTGGAGGGTGAAAACCCCCTTTAACGCCAGAATCTGGAGGGTCAAAACGCCCGGAATTACTGTTTTCTGACCGGTCGGATTCTGAACCGTCAGAAACTGGAGGGTGAGAAATTGCGTTATTTTCACGCTGTTTTTTCAGCTTTGCGATTTCCTGCAACGCGATAGTTTCCAGCTTATCGACATTGAGAAAATATAAATTCGATGCGTTACGGTTACCGTTCCGGCGCTGTTTTTTTGTCAGCCAGCCATCCTTTTCAAGCTCACTGCATGCATCGCGGATAGTGCTGACTCCTGCCCCAATCTGCCGGGACAGTGTTTCTACGCTCGGATAACTGATCCCTTCATCACTGGAGAAATCAGCCAGGCGAACCATAATCATCAGTTTTGTGCCTTTCACACCGGAAACGGCACAGGCATCCCATACGTAGCCCTGAATTTTATTACTCACGTCACACCCCCAGTGCTCTGGCAATATCGCGGCATGCGTTCTGATACTGTTCAGGGGTCAGATTGCGCTGCAGTAATTTTGCTTTCATCTGCTCGTACTGTTCCCAGACACTGAGAGCCGCAGCACGTCGTCCCTCAAAAATTGGCCGTATGGTTTCAATGTCCGTCGGGTCGCCGTTATGCATAAATCCGTTGCGGTAGGTGATTTTTTCGGTTGTATTCAGCATTGGTCTTTGCCTCTTTCTCATGCGCTGGTCATGCGCATCGCATTTAATGCGGTTACTGCTTTTGATATGCACTGTGACATGTCACGACTGCCTAAAAGTGTTTCGCTGATTGCTGCAGCAAATTCTTTGATTGCCAGGGAAGCCAGATAATTAACCGACTCATCCCCGTTAACCCGTGCCAACCGGTCAGCAGGTAGTGCAATTTTGATTGCCGGGATCAGCTCACCGAATTTTCTCGCTGCTGCCGGAGAATTACCGCGCAACCAACGGAAAATTTGCTGCCTGTTGTTATTAATCGCTTTCCAGTCTGCGTTACCGGCACTGTCTTCTATCGGGTGCAGGCGTGACGGTTTATCACCACGCAGTATTAAAAAATGTGCCCTGCTAATTTCGATTGCGACATGCTCCTGTCCCTTTTCTGCCGCCCATAATTCAATCTCATCCTTAATTATTTTATTGTTATTCATCATCTTGCGTCTCCTGTCGCGAAATTGATTATGAATAATCAGTTTTTTAACTGGCTTGCTGTAATACTGATTCAGCAGTAGGAATTCCATCATGTGGATTTGGATAATCATCCGGATTCAGATCATGTGGAGTCACAAACCATTGGGTTTTTGAAGCCCAATCAATGGCTTTTTTGCCTTTTAAAAAATAATTACCCGCGACCACCTGGCTGACATAGCCCTGTGTGACGCCGACAATTTTTGCGAACTCAGATTGACTGATTCCGTATTTTTTCAGGTAATCACTTAATTTCATAAGAACCTCCTGTGAGTTTGGTTATCTGATATTAGCACCGCTAATTTAAACGATCAATAGCATTGCTATTGGAAAAGTATTAGCAACACAAATAAACTGGATGGTATGAACAGAAAAATATCCGATACAGACAAAACTGCGGCACAAAGATTGCGAGCAATCTGGGAAGCAAAGCGTGAATCCCTCGGCTTAACTCAGGAAAAAGCTGCGGATGCCCTTGGGTTTAATACACAAGCGGCTGTCAGCCAGTACTTAAATGCCAGAACCGCACTAAATACTGATACCGTATTGAAATTTTCTGCTTTGCTTCAGGTTCAGCCTGAGGAAATAAACCCAGAAATAGGGCCTCTGCTTGAACATATAAGAACTACGTCCGAAGCTAACTCCGCCCACCAGATAAATACCATCACAAGCAATGAGATCAATACATTAAGGCTAATGGATGTATATGCAAAAGCTGGTCCCGGCGGATTTATTAATACTGATTTTCCTGACACGATAAAGTCAATCGAGTTTTCACCAGAAAAAGTTTTCGAGCTCTTTGGGAGAAAAAACTTGAAAGGTATAGAGATGATCAACATCAGTGGAGATAGCATGTCGCCAGCTATCAACCCAAAAGATGTTGTATTTGTTGACACACATAACTCTTTTTTCGATAGTGATGGAATTTATGTTTTTACCTTTGAAAATTCATTATTTATTAAAAGATTACAGCGTGTAAAAGGTCGCAGGCTCGCTGTAAAATCTGATAATGAAGCTTACGAAACATTTTACATTGAAGAAAGTGAAACCCATGATCTGCACATCATCGGAAAAGTTATAAAATCCCTCCCCTTTAGAATGATTGACTTTGCATAAATAAATCAACCATTTAATGAGCGTCGCTATTATTGCGGCGTTTTTTTTGCCTTAAATAATTAGCATTGCTATTGAATGTTAAAAATAGCAATGCTAATATTTATAGTATCAAAACCCCACAGCGGGTATTCAGGATAAACGTTCACAGTTTTACATCAGCACCAGGAAACAAATAACGCCACGAAGATGGCAGAAGAGGCAAGACGACCTGACACCCCGGAAAGACGGGGATCTAATCAAAACGGGGGTTATATGAAAGAAACCGATAGCACCAAAAGCAGAGAACAGGAAATAAAGGATTACGTTGGCTTTGTAATGAGTGACGTTAACATCCTATCCACGAGCATGATCCCTAAAATGATTGAGGCGGGATCTAGCCTTAATGATATCAAAGAAAAAGTGGACATACTGGCGGAAGCGTATATCTACACGCGATTAAAGGTACTACATGAAGGGCGTAAATTAATTGAAGATATCAACAAATATGACGCCGCCATGAATGCAGAAATGACGGCCCTGATTAAATCGAATGCCCGTAACTACGAATTGGGAGACAGCTTCACATAAGGCGAAGTAAATCCAAAGCGGCTTTTTCTGCGTCTTCAATTGCTGTTTCTGATTGGAAAGATGTCAGTAAGTGAGGGTACCTTGCAGCCTGACTTAAATGGCTAATTTGATGTTTAACTTCTTCCCTTTGTTCTGAGGTTAACACATTAAAAATAGCTTTTAACAAAATATGCTGCGCATCTAATTGCTGTTCCAGATTTTTATTATCCATAATTCAGTTCCTTAAACACGTTGCGGTGACTGAATTATACACAGATTCCTTGCGTTGCGGAATGCAGGAACCTCAGCAGCCTGATGAGGGTAAATAATCAGGCACCGGATTTCAGACGTAAAAAAACCCACCGAGGTGGGTTCTTTTACCCGGAGTCGCCGACCAAAGCTAATCCGGAGTTCTGCTGACGGGACCAACCGTCAGAAGAGGCAAGACCAATGACGAATCATTGGAAATATCATTTTAAAGGAGTTGCTATGAAAGCACAACCTGACACTCTCAGTGTTACGCTTTACGTCCATGCACAAAAGCGGTTTGACGGAAGTATCGCGTATTCAGTATACACCCACAAGTTCAAAGCAACTGACGGCATGGGCTTCCCTGTTGCCGAACACCAGCTTGAATTACCTGTCCCCTCAGTCAGCAAATTTGATTTAGTTCAGGCCGAAATTGACAGTTTACGTGCAGAACAAAACAAGATCCTTGCTGATGCAACCGCCAAAACCAGATTACTGGAAGACCAGATACAGGCGCTGCTATGTCTGGAGGGCAAAGTTATTTCCAAAGACGACGAAGCATTACCTTACTGACCAGAGGCAAGACCAATGACCAATTATATCTGTGCATTTAATCCCATAGATGCGGCACTTAAAGACGGTGCTGTGACTGTTGCAATCACAATTTCCGCCAATTCCGAGAAGATGGCCAGAGCAATGGCCACCGTGATGCTGGAGGAAACTTATCCTGAAAATACAGGGAAGTTTGATGTGGCGGCACCAATAATCTGCGAAGCTCAGGCAGGCAAACCAGCACCGGCCGGCGATAGTTTTGATGAACATTTTGCCAAAGAGTACGAGTTCAACGGTACCGACTGGCAGAAACGTGAAGAAGAAATGGTAGTGTTTGCAAAAACGGCACCAGTCGTTCGTATTGCGGCGATCATGCTGTATGAAAAAACACAATTTACCCGCAATGAGTACCGCAAAGCGGTCGATTTTGTTCACGAAAGTGATGAATACCCGCAGATCCGGAATATTGCAAAAGGTATCGCGGCCACACGCACGGTTTCCCTGCTGAATGAACAGGATTTAGAAGCGCTGGTAAATACTGTTCTGGAAAAAGCTCAGGATGGTATTACCGAAGCAGAAGCACAGAAGCTGGCAGAAGAATACCTGTTCCCTGCAGAACCGGCCACCGGGCAACTCCCTGTCCCGGAGCAAAAGCAACGTAATTTTGAACATAATTACGCGACACTGGATCAGGAAATAGCCCTCGCCCTTCTTCCCGGTAATTTTGACCCATGGGAAATTCAGCCAAGCAAACTTACCGCTGCGAAAAAGCTGATCAGTGATGAAGATGAAAGCTGGCGGCGCTGGTCTACTGAGTTCCGTATTATCCCGACTGCACTGCAGATCCCGCGTGAAACAGTCTTTGCTGTCGTACGTGAAGGAAAAGAATTACCTGACCTGATAAGCAATGCGGCAGCCCGTAAACAGTTTGTAGCTGACCGTATCGGCATGACGCCAGCAGAAAGCAGTCATGACCAGGAAACAGGCCGGTCCGGTCCGGATATTACGGAAGATAAACCACCCGTAGCAGCAAAGCAGGAAAAGACCAGGCGCACACGTACTAAAAAAGCAGATAAACCGGCAGAGAAACCAGCTCCGGAAGTAGCAGCCAACGATGAACCGGCTACCATAGCCCAAACACCGGAACCGGCTCATGCCGAGGAACCCGCTACTGATGACTTCCGCAGCCGCGCCGAAGTGATTGCCGAGGTTCTAGCAGACACGGACAATCTGAGTATCTGGAAGCAGGTACAACGCACAGATCCACGCTTTACCAAGCCTTTAGAGGGAGCGGGATTTCAGGGTACCAGCATTAACAGTAACTACATGTTTATGCGTGCTACCGAAATTTTCGGACCGATCGGTGAAGGTTGGGGCTATGAGGTGGTTGAAGAAAAATTTCTGGACGGCAAACCGCTGACTGAACCTGTTCTGGAAAACAACAAACAGGTTGCTCTGCGTTACCTGCGTGACGCAGACGGTTCTCTGTTCTGCGAGCAAAATCATTCAATAAAAATCCAGTTTTGGTACCGCAGCAAAGATGGCAAGAGCTGTTATTTTGAAAGCTACGGCGCGACACCATACAGCTATCAGACCCAATACGGCATAAAAGTTGATAGTGAAGTCATCAAAAAATCACTGACAGACGCGATTAAAAAAGCGCTGTCAATGCTCGGATTCTCTTCTGATGTGTTTATGGGTATGCACGATAACCCTGAATACCTCATCAAAAATAAGCTGGAATTTGAAATCAAAGCGGCCAGCGAGAGCGCAGAGGATAGCGTCCGGATCCGCGAAGAACTGGATGAAAAATTCACCCGTAACACGGAAACCATGCGTACCGCAGTTACACAGAACGAATTACGCGGTATCGCATCCACCCTTACCCGCGAAATATCCGCGCATCTTAACAGCGCAAAATCACGCGGTGACAACGAATATGCAGGATACCTGTCCGGCCGCCTGCGCCGCCTGACAGAAATTGAGAAAGAGTGTTTAACCAAACTGACTGAAAAACAAGAGGCAGACCAATGAGTACAACCGCTATCGCATTAGCCGCAGACTATGAAAAGCTGCAACGACTGGTAGAGACCGGTGAATTCACCCCGGAAGATATAGCCGACACACTGGAAGGTATCGAAGGCGCGCTCGGCGATAAACTGGACGCGATTATGATCCACGTCCGTAACCTTGAAGGGCAGGCAAATACGCTGGGTGAAGAAGCCAAACGCCTGGCGGATCGTGAAAAGTCATTTAAGCGTCAGGCCAAAGACCTGAAAAAATATGCACTAACCTGCTTACTGGCATCCGGCCAGGACAAACTGAAAACAGTGAAAAACACATTTACCGCGGCAAAAGGTCGGGCATCAGTAGTCATTGACGATGAATCACTTATCCCTGATTCACTCGTTGATGTACAAACCATCGTGTCACCGGATAAAAAAGCCATCAAAGAAGCGCTGGAAAATGGTGTTGAAGTCCCTGGCGCCCGAATTGAAATTGGTGAACGTTCACTGATGGTCCGGTAATTACCCACGGTGCCCGGCAACCGGGCACTTTGTTTCAGTGTGACATGTCACGATAAGGCAGACCAATGCTAAAACACCAACACTACAAAGACCGGCCGGTAAAGCTCACGTTCCCTGACGGCAGTCACGGCTACATCCATACAGACCGCCGGTGTGATGTGTATTACGACCTGCCTCCGCAGGTGAAAATTGAGGCCCGTAACGAACCGCAGCAGAAGGATAAAAGCAAATGATATACGGATTGTTCATGCTGATTTGCTCTGCCACCAGCTGCGAGTACCAGCCCTACGGCTACGTTTATCCGGATGAAAAAAACTGCCTGATGGATAAAGAAACACTGACCGTGAAGGGGATTTTGTCAGAGTGCTATCTGATCGATGAAATTATTTCGGCCGATTTTGCTCAGACAAAAAGTTGATTAAGCATAATCAGTTTTATTCCGCCACGGTGATTACCATGATGCCAATACCATTACAGGGGAAAACATCATGGAACCGTGGCAACCAGGACAACAATTACTGACCGACTTTGATATTAAATTAGGCCGCCTGGCTGCGAGTGTAAAAAACAGACCATGCACTCCGGCAGATATTAAACGCTCATGCGATACAGCCGACCTTCTTATTTTATTGATGATGAGGCAAGACCAAAATGAAAAACGAGAGTGACGTAATTACCCCGGACGAAATGATAGAACTGACCGGCTATCAATTCCCGTCAAAACAGTGCGAAGCCCTGGAGCGTGCCGGTATCTTTTTTATAAAGCGGCCGGATGGATATCCAAAAACAACCTGGGCGCATTTTAATAGCCCGCTGGCTAAACGGCAGGCATTACCGGTATCAGAAGAACCTGACTTCGGGGCTATGTAATTATGGGTAGGAAAAGGAAAAACCCTGCTGATAACTGGATGCCAAAGCGGGTTAAACGGGGCAGGTCTGCTTTTGAATTTATTACTCCGGATAACAAAACAATCCGGCTTTGTGATTTTTCATGTACTCAGGCTGAGGTATGGGTAGCATACGAAAAACTGATAGACGATCAGAAAAATGAGGCAACATTGACTGCATTGTTTAACTCATTTTTCATTTCCGCCGACTTTACTAACCTGTCACCGGAAACACAGAAAGATTATCGTAAATATTCCGGCAAGCTATTGCCTGTATTCGGGAAAATGCAGCCCGATAATATAAAACCTGAACATATCCGCAAATATATGGATAAGCGCGGCACTAAAAGCCCGACACAGGCAAACAGGGAAAAAACGCTGCTATCCCGTGTTTTTGGCTGGGGTTATGAGCGCGGACTGGTAAAAAGCAATCCATGTAAAGGTGTGCGGCAATTCAAGGAGCAAGCCAGGGATCGCTATATTACAGATGATGAATATAATGCGCTCTATTCCGTATCCCCTGTAGTTGTCAGGATAGCAATGGAAATAGCGTATCTCTGCGCAGCCCGGCAAGCTGATGTTTTGGCATTAACTTATTCGCAATTAACAGAGGATGGTATTTACATTAAGCAGGGAAAAACAGGTGTAGCACAAATAAAGGCATGGACGGAGCGCCTGCATGCAGCTATAAACCTGAGTAATACTCTCCCCCTTGATTCTGGTATCAGCAGTATTTATGTACTTCATCAATCCAGAGGATCCGGGTATACACGGGATGGTTTCAACAGTCGTTGGAGAAAAGCCAAAGAAGCTGCAGCTAAAAAATTCCCGCACCTGAATTTTAACTTCACCTTTCATGATTTGAAGGCTAAAGGTATTTCAGATCTCGATGGGCCACTGTCAGAAAAACAGAAAATATCGGGGCATAAAAATATCACTCAAACCGCCCGGTATGACAGAAAAGTGATGGTTGTTCCTGTTGTCGGTGGTCAGAAAAAGACAGTTTGA